ACTAGAAGCGACAATAGAAGTAACTCTGCTTTAGATAATTGTATTATAATTGAAAGCAATAAATGCCCAGATATCTACAGACCTTTAATTTATGTATCAGAATCTGCCAATATGCCAAACAATCAGAAAAATTCAATATTATCAGATCATTCACTTATAGCTTTTGGTATTGATTCCTATGTTTTTTCACCGATGGCAGATTTTTCCCATTCAAAATCAATAATAAGTAGATCAGCTAGTAAAACAATTAGCAAATCTAATTTTATAGAACAATCTATAATAGAATCGCAGTTGAAATATAACAATTTGAACAAGAAATTAGAATTATTAAAGGAAAAATTAGAAAAATGTAAGAAGGTACTATCTGAGAAAAATGATGAAATCAAAAAATTACAAAACATCATAAATAGGAAATCTACCATATAATTTTTTTTGTAATATAAACGCATATCTATAAAAAAATATATATAAGATAAAAATAAATTGTTAGAAATATAATGACATATAAATTATATGATGTTTTAGGATTGAGTAGAGGAGCTTCAGAACAAGAAATAAAGAAGGCTTATAAGATAAAAGCTATGCAATATCATCCTGATAAAAATAAAGGTGATCCAGAAGCTGAAAAAAAGTTTAAGGAAATATCTAATGCATATGATATTTTATCAGATGATAACAAAAGAGCACATTATGACCGTGTAGGAGACGAAGGATATAATAATGAAAAAGGTGGTCCTCCAAGAGGTCATCCGGGTCGTGATGATATATTTGAACATTTCTTTGGAGGAAGAGGACCATCAGGTATGTTTGGTGGATTTAATTTCGAAGGTTTCAATGATGAACCACGCAAATGTGGAGATATTCAGAAAACATGTAATGTATCTCTTGATGAAGTTTTTAATGGTATTAATAAAAGTTTTAATATTTCTTTAACAAAGCATTGTCATGATTGTGTTAAAACATGTGAAAATTGTAACGGACAAGGTATTGTAAAGCAAGTAAAACACATGGGAGTTTTTACACAAGTATTCAATTCAACATGTGATATGTGTAACAATGGTTATGTCAATAAGACAAACAATTCTTGTATGAAATGTAAAGGTAAGGGTAAATATATTCAAGATATGAATGCTAAATTACAATTACCAAGAGGAATATCAAATGGATTTAAAACTTGTTTTAGAGATATGGGAGAACAACCTAAAAATCCTAATCAAAGATCAGGTGATTTAATATTTGTTGTAAATATATTAGATCATCCTCACTTTACAAGAGATGGTAATAATTTACATTATAAATGCAATTTAACTTTTATTGAATCAATTAAGGGAAAACAAATAGAAATACCTTATTTTAATGATGAAAAAATCATTGTGAATACAAACTCTTGGGGTGTGGTATATCCTGGTAAAAAATATATGTTAAACAACAAAGGAATGCCTATTGTAAATACTTCATCGTTCGGAAATATGTTTGTAGAGTTTAATATTAATTATCCAACCAAAATAAAAAATAACGAAAAAATAAATGAACTTGAATCTATACTAAATGATATTTTTTACTAATTATAAGCAGAAAATACTAACTGGTCAAAGAAGTCGCTGTTATCTGTTGTCATATATCTTATTATTCCAGGTTCTCCATCATATATGACATTTTCATTTATCATTCCTGTATTGTAATATTTGTCACAAGAACATACTTTATTAATCTTGACATCCTTATTTTTCTTCATATCTTTTACAGGAATATCATTAAAATTATTAATATATTTACCAGGTTCGCATTTACATTCTATATTTGTATTAAATTGTTTTGTATCATATGTAATATCAAATAATTTTTCTTTTGATTTGTCTGTAGCGTGTATTACATATTCACCCTTATCTTTATTATTATATATTTCCATTTGTCTTTTACATCTTGAAACTTTGTTTACCTTTGTATTGATATTATCCCAATATAGTATTGTAAATATTACTATAACTATAATTATAAATAATGTATTTAATATAATTTCTCCAGTAGAGTATTTTTCATTAAATGCATCATATATTTTATATATAATAGATGACATTATCTTAATATTATAATATATTAAAAAAATTAATAATCAAAATCATCATTTGCAAAAATATTCATAAGACTATTAAGAACATTTGACACTTGGTTTATAGACCTGTCTGAGTTTTTCAAATGATTTTCAGAAGGCTGTCGGTTTCTTCCATCATATTTTTTCTCACAATTAGTTCGAATAATTTGATTATCATATATTATTTGCATTTTTTTAGTTGGTGTGGCATCAGGTGGAAATGATTTTACCGAAGATGATATACATCTATTTATATTATCCTGTTGTTCTTTTGATAACTCTTTTGGTTCCACAAACTTTACAAGCGGTTTCTTTTTTATTTTATTATCATTTGCATCTTTTATTTTTATCCTGGGACCCATATTTTCAAGCTTTTCGACCTTATTTTTCTCATAATACACTTTCCCATTTTTATATACAACAGCATTATTGATAGTCTCTCTAAATTCTTTAATCTCTTTAATTTCATCAAAAGGATTTTTTACATCATCCTCATACTGTTCATCATTAGTTTCTACATTTGGTAAAAAAGGTATTGTATTATATATTTTTTTAATCTTGTATTTTGTATCTACATTACTAAATAAGATATCAAATAATGCAAAAATTCCTTCTTCATTTAATGCATTAAAAATAGGACTAATTATTCCAGGTATCCATGAAAAAATTACTGTAGCTTGAAAAATATTCCATATTATCCAACAAATAAAAAATACAACAAATGTAATAGCTAAATATAATAATGAAAATACAAATAGCCATAACATTGGATTTCTCATTATATCCCAAAAAGTTGTTGTAAATGGATTATTGATATCACCATTTTCTTTGTCTACAGCTTTGCCAGGTGCATTAATTATCCCCCACAGTATTACTAAAAATAAAATATAGAATATGTAAAAAATCACATAGACAAATAAAACCCAAAATATGAATATGATCAGTTTTATTAGTGATTTTTTGAATATTTTTCCAATCTTTTCTCCAAATTTTTCTATAGGACTTTTATCAGATTGAAGGTTTACTTCCACCATCCCCTTTATTTTTAGCAAGTTTTTAAATATTCAATGTCACCTTCTTTTGTAACAATAAATTCATTTGATTTTATAATATTATACAATCTTTTTGCTTTGATTTTATCTTCATTTTCATAAGCATTTAATATTTTTTCTTTCATTTCTATAATTTCTATTTCTAAACCATACCTATCAAATAATATATCGAATACTTCATCAATTGTTTCATAAAACATTATAATGAAACGTATTAACATTGTAATAGTAATAAATAAATCATTTTTTGTATAAATTATAAAAAATGAATACTTTTTTATAAAAAGACATGATACAAATGATTCGACATCCTTGTACTAATGTTTCAAATATGAGTTATTCGGGTAAAGAATTTTCTCCACTTGGACTCGGAATATCTGCAGAAGGTCACGATATAAATATTATTATGACAGGTAGAGATACTCACAAATGGATTGTAAAAATGAAAAATAATAGAAAGGTTTGGGTAAGGTATGAAAATAAAATAAATACAATGACTCATGAAGAAAATAATCAAGATACAACAAATACTTTAAGTGATACCGACAAAAAAGATGATAACACTGTGATAGATACACCAGCACCTTCCACAGAACCAAAGAAAATGAATAATTATCTAAAATATTTAACAAAAAGAAAAGAGGTTCTTAATAAAGAATATAATGGTTCAAAAACATCAAAAGAAATTTATAATCAAATATTATCAGAATGGAAAGAACTAAAATCAGATATTAAAAAATACAATGAAGTAATGCAAACTTTGTAAACACTTTTCATCCTAATCACATTTAAATCCTAATTTTATATTCATTGTTTGTAATTCTTGTGAAAGAAGTTTGAAAGCATATGGAATACGAATCTGAACTATATCAGCAGTAGTCTTACAATAAGAACACTTATATGAATTTTTTGTTGGATTTGAATTAGCAGTCATTCCACAATTTTTACATACGAACAATCTATAATTATCAGATGTATCTAACATTTTTTCCTTTAGAAACTTACTAATACCATGTCCAATCAAACAATCCCTTTCCATTTCACCAAGACGCAATCCACCATTTCTCGCACGACCTTCAGATGGCTGTCTCGTAAGCATTACAATAGGGCCATTTGAACCACGTGAATGAATTTTATCACAGACCATATGTTTAAGTCTCTGGTAATAAGTTGGCCCAATGAAAATCTCCGTCTTTATCTGCTCACCGGTCCGGCCATTATACATAATTTCATTACCATATCTTTCCATACCAGATGTTTCTAATACTTTTGCAATAGATTCTACAGAACAATCTGTGAAAGGAGTAGCATCTCCGCATGCACCAATATAACAACCTGCTTTTCCCATAATACATTCCATCAATTGTGCCATTGTCATACGAGATGGTATAGCATGTGGATTCATGATAATGTCAGGTACTATTCCATCTTTTGTAAAAGGCATATCTTGGTGACGATATATCATTCCAATACATCCTTTTTGAGCACTGCGACTTGCCAATTTGTCACCAATTTCTGGTTTTCTATTTTTCCTTAGACGAACATTGCAAAATTTGTACCCTTCGCTATTTGTTCCAATGTAATTCATATCAATATATCCTTCGTCATTTGGTTTTAACGATACGCTATTATCATGATTTACAATAATACCATCGATTTTTTTGGGCATTACTTTACCAATAATGACATCAGAACTATCAACGAATGTATTTTTTTCTACAAGACCATTTTCGTCCATTTTTTCATATGAATATGTTTTAGTTGATTTTGCATTCATTTTAATAGGATTTGCAAATACTTCTTCCTCTCCAGTACTATGATTTTTTGTACATTGGTCTTTAAAAGCTTTGTAATACGTGCTTGTAAATAGTCCTCTATCCAATGCAGATTGATTAATAATTACACTATCCTCTTGATTAAATCCAGTATGTGTCATAATAGCAACAATCGCATTTGTTCCAGATGGTAAATCATTACTGTGTGTATATTTTGATAGTTTGGTATAAACAATTGGTTTCTGTGCATAGTTTAAAATATTTCCCATAGTATCAATACGCTTGTTGAAATTACTTGCATAAATACCCAATGCTTGTTTTCCCATAGCACAATTACTAACAGCAAATCCATTACCGCCAATAAAGCTATGATTTTCACTCTTTACTGTGATATCAGAAATCTTACACTGATCCATCTTCTTTCTAAAGTTGAAAGGAACATATAAGATATCTCCTTCACAATATACTGTATTGTTCCAACCATATTCTGAATATATTTTACGAATATTATTGATATTTACTGTATTGCAATAGTTTTTATGCAACATATATTCGGCTTTGATAGCTATTTCTTTCATCAATTTATTATTATATGTGAGTGATACTGTTTGATAAAATTTTAGAATATTGTTATTAATACTTGATATATTGTGTTTTTGCATAAGACCATGTACATGCTTATCTATGATTTTTTCATTCCCAATCGCTGAAATATATCCAGCTATAAACTCAATTTGTGCCTTGTCTGAACACAAATAAATCCAACCAATATTCTTTACCAATTCATTCATGAATACAATATATTTTGTATCATTAATACCATATTCAAACCCGATGTATTTGACATCGTTGTCATATGCATTTTTGTCATAATCACTATCAAATGGTAATTTAGTCATGTAATAACCAACCATACGACAAATTACATTTATTTTTGAATTATTTGTTTTCAAAGGAATGAGACCAATATCTCTATAAAACTCATCACCTATCATCTTATCAATAATGATTGTATCGAAATAACAAGTATCTTTGAAAACAGTTGAATTAGATGAAATGTGAATTCCAATCATAGTATTTTCATCAAAATCATTACATTCAACCCATCCTTTATTTGTCATAAATTTATGGTCATAAGTGGCAATGATATTTCTTCCACTTACTGTAGTGATATTGTAAATAATTTTCGATGTATTCCTTACATAATGATTAATTACTGTTGTATGAACGTTTTGTTTTGTGTTAATATCGAAACATACTACTTCATCACCTACCTTAACATTTTTAATTTGTTTTTTAGTACCATCACTCATCAATACAAACTCATTTTGATGAAGACATTGATAACAATTTCTTGGAGATTGATTGTGATCGCTGAAAGGAATATTTACACCAAGAATTCCATTCAAAAGACTGGGATGAATTTCACAATGTGTATAACAAGGAGGATATGATATTCCTTTCATTCCTTTGTGTAACTCATTGGGATTCATTGCGATCATTGAATGGTCTACTTCGTCAGAATCCAAATATTCTATGAATCCTTCTTCACCATCCATTGGAGCGATGAAATTATCAAATGTCTTGTCTTTCGAATACTCTTCCCAAGACATATTTTTTTCACGCAATATTCTCTCAATACGTAATTCACGCTTATTCATTTCTTTATTGTAATCTACTATAAGCAGAGGTCTAAACATTCTTCCAGCTTCGGTAGATACAGAAATTGTACGATGCTTAATAGTCCATACAACTGATGTCATTGGATAAATATAAGCGGTTCTTTTATAGTTTTTTAGTTGTTTATATAATTCTGGAGGATTTGTATGGTACCCAATAATATCACCGTTTACAGAAACTATGACATTATTTTCATTTCCCATATTTTTTAGATATTCATTGTAATTATTAAGATTTTCTTTGTAAATTACTACCCCATTTTCTATCATAATGTTACGCACATGTGAACTGTTCATATTGATTGATATGTTTGTTCCAAGAGCCATATTTTTCACCAAACCTACAGAAGCTCCTTCTGGAGTTTCTGCTGGACAAATCATACCAATTTGCGAATTATCAAGTTTGCGAGGTTGCACTAACTTTCCATTTTTTTCCATAGCGGTATTAATTCTTCTTAAATGTGACAATGTGCTCGCATAAGACATTCTGTTAAGAACTTGTGAAACACCTTGTCTAACATTTTGAAAGTTTCCAATACTTTTAATACCCCAATTTCCAGTAGATAGAGAATACTTCAACCAAGATTCGAGAAGAGATTGTCTGAAATATCTATGAATATTGACATTGCTAATAATATCACATGTAGCAATTGAATTCGGATTAGCTCTCCACAAACTTAGTTCTCTTTCAATCAAAGCCTTTACCTCCTTTGTCATTTTGCCATAACACTGTCTGAATAGATTACTCATCAATACACCAGGTGTATCAATTCTTTTATGATTATAACTATCGCGATTGTCGTATGTATCATATCCGAGATAAATACGAATCATTTTACGAATCATATATCCAAGATACAAAGCCTTTCTACGATAACTTTTTCCTACATGTGGAAGGAAATCGTTCGCGATATTATTGTGAAGTTGTTCTACTGTATTAATATTTTTATTAGATCCTGTCATAATTTTCATTAGAATCTCTTCTGCATGTTCTTTGGTGTGAATATCACATGCATCTTCACAACAAGCCATAAGCTCGTTTACTATTTTTGAATTATCAGGATTATCAATATCGTATACGATATGTTGAATAATTTCTTTATCACTATTAATTCCCAGAACACGAAACATTGCAAATACTGGAACTTCTGACTTGATAAATGAAGTGCTTAGGCGAATGATACGTCCCATGTGATTTAGTTTTCCACTCATATTCAAACTCGTAGTCTTAGGTGGAAGATATGTAGAATCACTCATAGAACGAATCTCCGCATACAGTCCTTCACTATTATTACTTGGTTGAAATACAAGTGTCTTATTTTCATTGATTCTATCTTGACAAATAAGAACTTTTTCACTACCATTTATGATAAAATATCCACCGTAATCATAGCGACATTCGTTATTATCTTCTTCTCCTATCGCTGGAATCTGCTGTAAAATACAACCTTTTGAGCGAACCATAATAGGAATTTTTCCGATAAAAACACCATTGATAGTCTTGTTAAAATTCTCGATAATACCATCGCTATTTGTTGCTTCTATCTGAATGTTAACATTTACATACAAATTACTTGAATATGTTAATTTATTCATACGAGCAATATATGGAGTCATTATAGTTTGAGTTCCATCTTGAAGATGATACATTGGTTTTGTAATAGATGGTTGTTTAATACTCATGTAAATTTTATGAGAATTTTCTCCATTTTCATTTTTTAATGTATTTGTTATCTTTATCGGATTAAATCCATTAATAATATTTGACAAAGTGCTATCAAGAAACTTATTATAGCTGTCTATCTGATGTTTTACTAATGGATTAATCGATTCCGAACAACATCTTGTTGTGAAATATTTGTCGAGAATGTCCCAAGGAATATCACTATTCATTTTAAATATAAAATAGTATATAGGTTATATCATTTTTTTTATTTATTTCTTATATACATCATCTGACAACCAATTTTGATTATTTAACGTCCATTGTACTGTATGTTTAAGATATCCATAAAAGTTATCTTCATTTTCCCACCCCATATCTTTTAATTTTTTATCACATAAACAATATCTTAAATCATTACCTGGTCTATTTGGATCATAGTCTATATATTTTATTTTTACTTCTTTATTCAGTATTGATGCAATTTGTTTACATAAAAAATCATTTTTGACTTCCTTATTGCTCAATATATTGTATGTTTCTCCAATTATACCTTTATCTATTACAAAATTTAATGAAGCTGCTACATCTTTAGCATAAATATAGAAACGCGATCCCGATTCAGGATTTTCACCTTCTTTAAATGGGTATGAATGTATTTGTATTTCCTCGCCTTTTAATATTTTACTTATACATTTTGGAATAAACTTTTCATAATGCTGTCGTTCCCCAAATATATTCATCGTGTTACATATTATTAATGGGACTTTATAAGTGTTATAATAAGATTTGCAAATCATTTCTGATGAAGATTTTGAAGCAGAATATGGATTCATTGGATTATGTCTATCGTTTTCTGTAAATATTTGATTTTTTTCAGCATTTCCATATACTTCGTCCGTGCTAAAATATATGAATTGTGATGGTTTGATTTTTCTTGCAAGTTCTAATAAATTTAATGTTGATATTACATTATTAGTAATACATTTTATCGGATCACTGATACTATTATCCACATGTGTTTCTGCTGCAAGATGTAATATTATATCTACATGTTTTAATTCATTCACAAAACCTATATCAAACTCTGTCATTAAATCATAAATATGTAATGTAAACCTTGGATTATTTAATACATAAATATCTTGCAAACGTCTTAATCCAAATGATGCATATGATAATTTATCTATCCCTATAATATCATAATTTGTATGTTCTAAAAAATATTCAACTACATGGTGTCCCAAAAAACCACAAACACCTGTTATAAGTATTGTTTTGTTTGTTATCATTAATATCTTTCAATTGTAAATAATTTTTATATGTGTAATTTAAAAAAATGATTAAAGAAATGTTACTTTATGTTTAATTATGACTCATAAAAGATATATCACTTATATCCTTATTGTATTATCATATCTTATATCATCAGATGGATTTAATCACATATTGATGCCTAATAAAAAAAATACTGCTTTAAAATCTCATTGTAATGAAAGAAAAATCTACGGTTCTTACCTCGTAGGCCTCAGAAAAACAAGACGCCTTCTTACATCAAATAATATCACAAAAATAAATGAGTTGTCGTCTATCCTTAATTTTACAAACCAGTTTATATCAAATTATAGTATTATCAATAATACAGATACTTCTGTTGAAAAAATCGTTATCAAAAATGTTGTTATTGATGTTTCCAACGTCAAGTATATTGAAATCAAAACTAAAAATGATAAACTAACAATCGAGTTAGATAAATATAAACACTCTGAAAAATCGAATCCAATGAATAATTTAGTAACTAATGTAAACACTGTTGAAGTCATTGTAAGTGCAATTACATTGTTGGGTAAAATTACAAACCTTACTTAAAAAGAAAAATATAAAATAATAGAAATGAGATTGTTATATTATTTTTTAATATTCAATACAATATTTCATCAATCATATTGTTATTATATATCATCACTATGCAATATCAAAATGGAATTACCTGAAAAGAGATTAATGAAACTTCGTAATAATATAGATAAATATATGAAAAAAGATATTCCAATAGAAAAAGGAATACAATCAAATTGTGGTCCTATAAAAAAAATAGAATTTGATAAAATATTTATTAATCTTTTTAGCATAAAACAAATATATATTACACCAAATGAAGACAGAATTGTCGTAGTTTTAACTAATAATCATAAATATGTATATTATGCATATTCAGATGAAGATAAGGAAAAAATAAGACAAATTATAAGAGTTGCACCAAACTGTATTAAAATAATCGTAGTAACTGATATAAGAGTTTTTGAAAATATGGGAGGATATTTATATTGTGAAAATAAAGATCATAAATAATTTACATAATATTACAATCGGATTTTAGCTGTTTTACCATATAAGTTTCTTCAAGATGATAACCAAGTTTTCTATAATAATCTCTTACACCTGTCCCACTGATAATTGCAACTCTATATATTCCATTTTGTTTGGCAATTCTTTCAGCTTCTGCTACTAATCTTTTTCCAAATCCTTTATGTTGTAAGGAAGATCCATGATTTTTTGATCCCACATTTGATAAATTAGAATAGACATGTAGTTCTCGAATCAATGCTGTATCTTTTAGAACATCCAATGTATATTTTGGAAAAGTATTAATACGAAGTCTAATGAATCCGATAAGATATTTTGGAGTTTCAAATGAAATAAAGTATTCATCACCTTCTGATGCTCTATATTTTATAGTTTTAAGTTCAATTTCACCATCTATTTCATTTCCACCAATTTCTCTACAACGGATACATTTACATCTCCAATTATTTTTTTTCATATCATCTTGAAACATTTGGCGCATATTTACTGCATTGTATCCAGCTGCTATATATGAACTTGGAATATCTCTAATGATTCTATTAAGTCTTTTATAAGGTTGTACTGCTTGTTTGAAATCCTTAATTACTTCATATAATTTTTCTTCTTCATACGGTACAAATGAACCGTTTTCATACCATTCTTTAATTTTTGTAAAAGGCACTACTGCACATGGATATACTTTTAATTGGTCTGCTTGTAATCTTGGATCATAAAGAACTCTCCTAAACATTTCAGCATCTTTTTGTGGAGAAGACCCTGGTAAATTTGGCATCAAGTGTATATCAACTTTGTAACCATTTTCTTTTAAAAGTCTGATAGCCTTATATACACATTCTACATTATGTCCTCTATTAATTTTCTTTAACACACTATTATCAGTATGTTGAACTCCTAATTGAATACGTGTAGCATTATATCTTCTAAACTTTTTTATTTCATCAAGTGTAATAGTATCAGGTCGTGTTTCTAATGTGAGACCAATAATATGAAGAGATGCTGTTTCATTAATACTAATTTCTTCTTCAAGAGACAACATTTTTCTTGGATTTACATCATAATAGGTGTTTGCGGCATAATATAATTCTGTAATAAATCTTTCTTGATAATTAGGGTGATAACTACACCATGTTCCACCTAAAATAAGCAATTCTATTTTATCAACTGTATGACCTATATCAATCAATGTAGAAATACGAGCTCTGAATTGAAGTATAGCGTCAAAATTATTTTGATTCGCGCGCAATACAGCAGGTTCGTGAAATAAATAACTACGAGGTTGGTCTACCCAACCATTATCTTCACTTGCTTTTTCATTAGGACAATAGTGACAATTCCAAGCGCAAGAAAACTTAGTTACTTTTTCTACACCGTTTTCATCAACATAGATTGGATGCGCTGATGTCAATACAGTTACTACAATAACACCAGAATTAGACTTAGACTTTTTTTTGGTAAGAAGATTCTTAAGTTCTGGAATATTATATCCAAGTGAATTATATGCTTTGATGAACTCACTATTTGATAATACAATTTTGTAATTGTTTTGAATATAAAGGCGTAATTTCAAAAGGTCTTTATGATTTTTGAGATTGTCTTTATTTTTAGATAAGATATCAAGAATTGTATCCCATTGTTCTTTTGAAAATTTCCTTTCCTTATGTGTATTATTAGAACAATCTTCTATATCTACGTTCATGATTAACAATATAATGAAAGAATTAATGTCATTTTTTATAAAAAATATATAATGTATTACACACTAAAAATCCATTCCTTATAAATATTATAAAAAATGACACTGTATTATAATTAAATAAAGTAATACATATTTAATATGTCAAAACATAAATCAATGGATAGCTTTGATTTCAGAAATATAAAATATAAAAAATCATGAATTATATCCACATACACAAGATTTTGAAATATATCAAGTATCAAATCAACAACATTGCGAGAATGCAATGATAGAAGGTCTTAAATCCTTAGTTAAGAATCTTGAAGATCAATTATGTAGACAAAATAATGAATCCAAACAAATGTACTTAAAAAATCAAGAGACATTTATCTATTACAACAAAACTCTTTCTGAAATGAGAGAGCAAATTATTATGTTACAAGTAGCTAATCAAACCTTGAAATTAACAAATGAATTTTTAGAATATAAACTATCTACTACAAACAATATTGAAAATAGTATTATAAAAAATAGTAATTTATAATATATAAAAAAGTTAATATAAAATAAAAATATGAAGAAAACCACTTTTGTTTTACTTTTGTTATACAGTTCTATTCATGCATTTACTCCAATTATAATGATCAACAAACCCAATACGATTCAACCAAAACTCAAATACTATTATGAAATCACAAAACCAAAATATAGCCCATATTCATTTGGTCTACCTTTAGTTGGTACTTATATATCAAGTAATAATATTTTTGCAATTGCACATCCTCAAGTTTTGTTAACGGGAATGATAAGTTTATTGATTAGTGCAAATTATATTATAATGAATATATATCACAATCATAAAAACAAAATCAATAAAGACGATGAAGATATTATATTGAAAAACAGACTATTGAAAAGGGAAGATATTTTAAAAATGTATAGTATTTTGAATATTGTTAGTTTTTATCTTATAATTTATTTTATGAAAAGCTATTTAATAAAGATATTATTAGTCAATAACATCGTATTATCTTATATTTACACTCCTTATATAAATCGTATACCTTTGTTAAAAAATATAGCTAAAGCTGGTATTATATCACAATCTCTGATTCTTGGTAGCATTGCATCAAATATTTATTCTTGTTCTCTTTTACCTGCAACACTATATGTATTTAGTTTAATAATGTGGAAGGATCTTAATACAGATATAATAAATCTTTACAAAGATAAAAAATATAAAATAAAAACATTACCAACATTGATAGGTGTTTTTCATACGCATTTATTATCTTTTTTCTTCTTATTATTAGGCATTTTGATACCATATGGAACAAAATCTCATTTATTTATATTATTACATTCTCCTTTGATTTTGAATTCAATTCGTTTAATATATACAAGAAAAATAATTGATAAAAAATACTTATCGATATCCAATGTAATAATGACAATGTCAGGGATACACATGTGCCTTATATAGTTTGAAAGAGTACATAACTTTATTTTTTCATAATTTTTATAAAAGTTTTATAAAATTCTTTATTTATTTTTCGTATGTACTCTTTTCCAAAATCTTTATAAAAAATGATTAAATACAATATCAAGACTATCAATGAGCTGTCAGCAAGAGGATCTTGATAGATATATACTATATACATTATTGATTATTATATTTTACTCAGCAGTCAATGTAATCTATTATCGAAATAAATGTAATATTTTGACAAATGAAGTGAATAAATTAAAAACAGATATTGATGAAATGGTAAAAGAAAGTAAGAAATTACTAAACTATAATTCAATATTTTTCTAAAATATGTGGGTTATAGAGCAAAACATCAATGAGGATCTTCGTTATGGGAGTATTTACATACTATTACTATAATAGATTTTATCATAAAAAATAAATGAAAAACTTAACAAACCTATATATACTTATGAATCCTTGCTCATATAAAAATAATTCCAATATGATAAATAATGAAATTGTATTTTATTATTTTATTTTTCAAAATCATATCAGCTTTTAGCCCATCTTTATTAAAATTATATATGAATAATAAAGATCTACTCGTAGTTGGAGCAAGTGTTACTGGAATTGGCACAAGAGTTATGAAATTACATAGAGAAACTTATCCTTTAATACGAATAGTAGGTGAAACAAAAACTACCAAAAATCACGATTTTATTATGAAATTAAATTGTACTCCGCAATTATCAAACGAAAATAATAATGAAACTTTCTCAAATGTGGTTATCACAGCCCCTCCGTATTTTGATGAAATAAATATTTATAATGAAACATTGACAAAGGCAATATCTAAATGGAATAAAAAAGGCAAACTTATATTTGCAGGTTCTGGTAGACATTATATTGAATCAAATGGAAATTATGTGACAGAAGAAAGTGAAGTTAATAAAGACCATTATATGTATCAATTTGAAAATATTATAAAAGAAGCAGGTGGTACATGTTTAAGGTTTGGGGCTTTATATGGATTTAATAGAGGAGATTTTTGGCATTTATTAGATAAAACAAATATAAATGTTAATCCAAATATGAGGATGGAAATGTGTAATTATGATGATGCTACTTCTGCAATAATGACAATATTAAATACTAATGAAACAGTTTCAAGAGAAGTGTATAATGTTTGTGATGGAAAAGGTAAGACTATAAAAGAAATATTAAACAATTGTATAAAGGTCTATGAATATCAAAATTCGAAAATACCAAATATGACAGAAGATAATCCTTATTTAGGAAAAAGATATAACATATCTAAAATCAAAAGTCTTGGGTGGGATACACGTTGGAAATCATTTGAACAATGGTGTAGAACATATTCTTATATGTCAAATCCCGAAACAAATGCTATAAAGCTATATGATAAATTAAAAAAACCAAAAGTCATAGATAATTCACCTATAAATGAAAATGAACATAATATAGACAAGGTATTAATTATTATACAAATCATTGCGTTTATAGTAATAGAATCATACTTACAATATATCAAAGTTAAATAAATTTGTATCAAAAATAACAAAAAATGATTACATGTTATCAAATAAAATATCAATACAATACAATGTATTTCGACAATTTCAAGAAGTGTCACCTCAAGATAGTGGATACCTTTCAATATGTTTCAAAGAACTACAAAAGTGGTGTCTTTGAGACATATCCTTTGGATGAATACTCTACCAACTTCATTATGGTAAATAATAATAACATAAGGTTGTCAATCTCTCACCCAATCGACACAGATGGCGAGTTAGAAACAATCATCTATGAAGGAGATGAGCTCAACCACGATTCTCTTGAATATCACGAGAATCACGAGAAGCTTTTGGAGTATATCAAAGAACTAAAGTGAAAAAAGAATATAACATACATAAGAAAGGAAAATAATTTACACCCCCATTCCTTTTTTGTGTCTAACAGAATTGAAATGTCTGATTGTATGATAATCTCTAAATGATATGTAAGTTACTCCGCATTCACATTTTACTTTATTTGTTGTTTTTATTAAATTATATTGATCTTTCTCTTTAATTTTTTTATCATCGTTATTGACTCTTTCTCTGCATTTATCACAGTATAAATAGTATATTTTTTGTTTTTCGTTTTTGTAAGAAAAATTACTTTTATGCATACATTTATGACATTTAGAACATTCCATGTTTATATAGTAATATATATGACGTTTAATATAAAAAATGGTTATCATTTTTTTAATTTTTATATATAGATAAGATTCAAAACCTCATTAAAATTTTATGAATGAGGAAAGTGAGTCTATAGAAACTTATAGAGATTATACATACATAATGTACATAATGTGTGATAAAACAGCTTCTTACTATTCAAAAATAAAAAATACAATAAATATACCAATTGTATGTTGTTCTGCAGGATTATCAATGATGAATACATACTCTGTAAATGATGAAGCGAGTAAAAGTATAAGAAATATAGGTGTGGTTTTGAATTTATTAATAGCAATTTCAATAGGAATATTAAACATGTATAAAATAACAGAAAAGGAGTTCTTTTTTAGTTCGCAAGCTGTTAAGTTTTTAAAAACTTATAATAAAGTTAATATAGAAATAGCAAAAAGCAAAACAAAATTTGAAAAAATAGATATAATAAGTATCATAACCGAATATAATATATTATGTGAGCATATACAATTTCATATACCATCTCACATCCGTAAGAGAATTTTAAATACTTATAAAAAATATAAAATGCCTTTTTTGCTAACAAATACAAAAAAGGAGAAAAAGAAGTTTTGGAGTTATTTTACAAACTCTCCTAAAGATGAATGCAATAAATCATCACAAAGTGATTCAAATGGTTCAAACTCTTTCTATATATCTGATAGTAATATGGGTACACCTCCTGCAAGAAAATTAAGGGAAGCTATTATAAAAATTGCGAAAATGTCTCCTATTCAATCTTCCAGACAATCACCAATAAATGCAACAAAAACGCAAATAATTAGACCAAGAGAATCATCTTTAATATCGCAACAATATGATAATACAGATGATTCACATTCTATTTCTATTGAATATTGTGACGATATAGACGATAGTAATATAAAAAAAATACCTGAAAAACATTTTACAATACGCCCTACTTATGACAAGAAGAAAAGCAAAAAAAAATTATATAAGAAAAAATCTTTGATTTACATAAATAAAAATAAAACAAAATATCCTTATAATAATAACTCAAACGTTGTATCAAATTGATACAGTTTTGTAAAAAGTTTCTTTAATATCAGTTGGAATCTTTTCAAATGATACAAGGTTTAAATTCAAATTAAATTTATCAAGACACCCTTCTTTTTTTACCCATTTTTTAATATCCTTTTCATCCCATTTTGAAATTTCCAATGCCTTATCTTTTGTAATAGTATTCAAAATTTTTGTAATATTATCACTTTTATCACCATATATAACCTTATAGTAAAGATCTATTTTAGGATTATTTTGTCCTCTTGTTGTGATATCTTTAAACTGCATATTATATATATCTACATTAATGTCTGATAGTTGCAAATAATCATTATCATTAGATATAATTACAATATTATAATCAATTTTAAGTTTATTTTGTAAAAGATAAACTACATCATCTGCTTCAAGACGATCATATTGAACTTTTTTCAAATCTAATTTTTCAAGATTATCATAAAACACATTGAATATACTACTATTAAAGTTATCATTTGTTACACGATTTCCTTTATATTCAGGAAAAATGTCATTTCTCCAAATATTACATCTTTGACAATCACAACAAAATACAATATTCGTTTTTACAGTATTCCATTTTTTACAAATTTTATTAATATCTGCATTCATGTGTTTTATAAAACTTGCTACATATTCTTCGTTAGTAGTTATTTCATTTACATTAATTTCTTTCTTTTGAAAAATAAACCATCGTAATGTTGCAAAATAACGATAGAAAACATAATAACTACTATCTACGAGAATAATAGATTTTGATTTGTCGAAGTTTAACAACATATTATATTGTATATTGAATAATTATTTATATATTTTTGTCATTTTTTTAAATATTTAGAATTATATGATATTTTTAGCATCATCCCAGCCACAATTAAATAAATACCGCGACTTGTCAATATCAATTGAAAGTCTATGATTTATTTGAAATCTTCTTTCTCTAAGAAGTTTATCGATATCAATATCAATTTCATCGCATTTAGGTTTTTTATGAAAAATAGCACCATCTACATATTTCTTATTTTTATAAGTTTTATATAATCCTTTGCCGCAAATAAATGGAATATACGAGCTACATAATGACAAATTAATCAAATCCTCTATATTTTCGAAATCATTTATTGCAATATTTTTAGGAATCCCAAATTTTTGTAATTCTGTGACAATTATTGATATTGGAATATTTTTTATATCTTTATTTTTATATCTTTCTATCATTGTCTTAGAAACTTCATTTTGCATTTTCTTCATACTATTTTGGTCTAGTATACTAATAGTTCTATTATCTTTAATAAATGTATTCCATAATTTATCATGATTTTGTAAATTATCTTCAAAATGAAATAATATAGAACACCATGAACCACCTGATATACCTGATAAATAATAATCATTATTTTTTACACGAGTTTTAATATAAGCAAGGGCTCCAAGTGAATATGGAAAAAGAATACCCGTTGAACCAACGTATATATTATATGATAGCGTATTAAATATGTTAAATGCTATTATTAATAACAATAAACATAAACGCATATTTATCTTTAAATAATATTAATTTTATTTTTTTAAACGTTTTTATTCCATTTTTGACGTTCCGTTTCTAAAAGAGTTTTTCTATTCCGCATATATGTCAAAAAATCTTTTACCTTGTCATTATTTTTCTGTTGGAAAAACATTGAAAGTTCATTTAAACAAGCCTTGTTTTTTTGTAAATATACCAGAGAGATATTTCTCATCTCTATTTTATATTTGTCTGTTATAAACACATCATTATTTTTAATCCAAGTTTCATACATTTTATTATAAGTCACAGAGTCATTAGATAAACTTTCGATTGCTCCCGATGAATATAATATCTTTATCATATCAGAAGAACAATCTACCTGTTGTATAGTATCATCTAAATTTTCCATTTTCTATAATATAATTATATATTTTTTTTGCTTATATAATACACCTTTTTATTTCTTACATATAGTTTTATCAAATATGTAATAATACATAGTAATAAAAGTCCATAATACTTATAAAAAAAGTTGATTATATCTTCATTATTTATTAGTCTATTTATTATAGTATCTTTTGTAAAAATATATTTAGAAGATACAAAACAATTTAATTGTATGTATTTAGTTACATATGTATTATAATCTACAATATCAATGTAATCATTGTAATCTTCTAATATCTTATCAAAAGATGTTTTATTATAAATTATTGCATTTGTAATAGGATTGTAGAAACTATCTCTTGATAAATATATTATATCCCAATCCTCATCTTTCGTAGAATCCAATATATCTGAAATTATACTTTCTTTATAACAAGGTAATGGTAAAATATTATTTTCAAATACAATTATACAATTGTATTTATTATTCTGAGCATATTTTATAACATTTATATGAGCTTCAAATTGACTATTAATATTATCAAAAAATTTAACTGGAATATTTAAATCTAAGAATACGTCTACTGATTTAATATCATTATCATATATAATACATAATGTATCATCAAAAGAATTAAACACTGACATTACAATATAAATATATTAAAGTTTTTTATAAAAAAACACGGTTTATTGTTTCGTTAAAAAATCCACAATATTTACATATGAAACCCATATTATAATAGGTAACATATATACAATGTTTTTATCACGATTTTTATAAAAAATAATAGATGTCATTACAAGTATGTAAATCAGAATAATAAAATCATATTTTACCGATTGAGCATTTCTTTTAAGTCCATTTGTGTAAAATGGATATGCGAGGCATATTAAAATCAAAATTGATAATAGCATAATTGTAACATAATCCTTTGATTTTATAGCAATTTGTAAGAACATACCTAAGAATCCAAATATAATGATCCATATAGTTCCTATCATCCAGCCAGGTGGTAGTAATTTATTTTTGTTATTTTTACTATTCCATCCCAATAAATATATAGTTGCGTTTATTATAATTGCTAATAATACAGGTGTAATAATATATATGTAATCTAAATAATTCATGTTTTATTATATGTAATATTATTTATCCAGCACTAACAAATAGCTATATCAAGTTTATTAGAGTATTATAATGAAGAGTTATCTTTTTCCATTGTATTCTCTTATTTATATGTACAAGATAGTTTTAATGAAGTTTATAAAAATTATAATAAGGCATACAACAATATGGTTGTATTTATAGATTTACAATTACATAGTTGCTTTTTTATTTTTAACTGCAATATGCATGTTTTTTCCTTTATAGTTTTCTGTAAATGAATGACAATTTGGGCCAAAAAATCTGATATTCTCAATTCTATTATCAGAATGAATGCCATTTATATGGTCTATTTCTAAAGGAATAGGAACATCTGATACCCAATTATTTGAATATGTAGATTTATTACACCCGAAACATTCATATTTCCAATCATATTCCTTTATAAGTCTTCTCTTCAATTGTATCATATTTGTATAAGAACTATTTTCAACTAAAATTTCTTCTAATGTATATCTTGAATTTGTTCTAAATGTAGTCGGTTTTTTTAGATGAGAATAATCAATATTTAATTTATCCAAATGTTCTTTCACATTTTTAAATATTTGTAAAGTTGTAAACTTTAATTCTAACATTACATCATCCCAGTTTTTAGATTTTTGAATAAGTTCATTATAATAATCATCAGAATGTTTTGCAATTTTTGAATAAATACCACCATAAAACTTTGAATAAATACCACCATAAAACTTTACATAATAATTATTATTTGCTAATATATGTCATTTTTAAAAATACTGCTATAAAAAGTAAAAATGCCACCGACGCGATTTGAACGCGCGCGGACTTACGTCCATCTGATCTTAAGTCAGACTCCTTAACCAGACTCGGACACAGTGGCATATTTACCCACAAAGGGGCAGTATTTTGTATAAAAAAAATTAATAATTATGAAACATGTTCGTTTTCACGATGTATATATAATATATATATTCCTTATATAGATTTTGTTTTAAATACCCAATCAAAATGTTAACTTTTTGTACTTAAGCAACAGATATTATATTTCAATTATATAAAGATGTCAATACACATTGTAGGCCAATCTACTGATTACAAAAACTTAAATTATAACAATACTTTGTATTTAAATTCTTCATCAGATCCTCAAATAATTCGCTTAAAAACAGAATTAAACGAAACATTTATTACATATGAAAATTTATATAATGTTGGTGTAAAAAATAACGATTTTGTTTTTCATAATATAGCAAATAATAAAGACTTAGTTGATTTAAATTCAGATAATTTTAATGTATATACTAATTTTAATACATTTGATGATATTAATATTAAAAGTTTGATATCGACAAGCAATCATTATACTTTTGTAAACAGTAATTTATATGTTTATCTTCATAATGAAAATTCATTTATTATAAAAGATTTTAACAAAAAAACAATTTTAGACATTGATTCGTATAATATAAATATCAATTCCAATGTATATATTAATGATGGGGTATTATATGTAAATAAAATTTCATCAATTGGTAATAATGAACTTCAAATAGAGAATGCTACTTATACTTCAGCTGTTATAGAAAGTATGATATTCAAAAACAATCTTATTGTAGATAACACACTTTCTTTGACAGATACTGATGAGATTTCTATTGAAATAAATAAATACTATAAAACAAAAGATTTTATCAATTTAAATAAAATAAATATCAATTCTGATGGTTCACAATCCAATCCAATAAGAGTATTAACTATTAATAAAGATGGATTTGTTGGTATAGGAGTAACTAATCCAAGTGCAGCAATATCTTTATCAAATGTATCAAGTAATATTATAAATTACAAGGGTTATTTAGATGGTGATAGATTCTATATGAATCAATATGGAAATGTTGGTATAGGAACAAATATACCAAAAGGTAGATTACACTTAAAACGCGTGGATGATTATACTGGTCAACATGTAAGAAATCAACCATTATTAACACTTGATATGAATTATGAAGAATTTAGAAATACTAGTAATGTTGTAAAAATTTTAAATACAGTATATAGTGAAAATATTAAATCTGATCAAAATAATGAAGAAATATTCGTAAATACCAATGTATATAAAATTCCAACAGCATATTCGGAAGATCAGGTAAATGAATATATATTTTTAACGAGATCTATATTTAATGATAATTTTGAGAATGATATGAATAATTATAGATATTTTGATGTAAGTGGTGTAAATGGTAATAATATGAAATCAACCAATCTATTTAATATATCTGGGATTGCTCAAGTAGATGCAGGATTTGTAATAAATGGTAAATTTCATATACCTCAACTCAATCCAAATATTATATTAAAAGAATTATATAATACTAATAATGATGTAACATCATTTTATTCATTTTCAACAGAAAACTTTAACAGTATAAATTATAGAATATTAACTGTTAATTTATTTTTATGTAGAGAGGAAATATATCAAACAATTACAAACAATTATACCAATTTAACATTTGAAAATACTTACAATAAAATTTTTAATGCTACGAATAATCCAGAATTTGGTAACATAAATGGTTCTACATTTATAAAAATTGTATTAGGTGCTACTCCATTGGAAAATAGTCAAGATTTAAATAAAACAATAAAATATATAACAGCATATGGTCCTGTTGTTAATAATAAAGTTTCTACAAGTGATTATATTCTTAAGGTAAATTTATACGTAGAAACATATAAATCTCCACAATACTCAGAAGATACATTTGCATATCTTTTAAATAACTATAAGTTTACTGTTCCTACTGTAATACCTGCACCAGATATTATGTATATGACATCAAATAATAAATATTTAACATCTATTTCAGCAAAAGGAACTTTGTCTTTGGGGTCACCTGCTCCTGAAAATACAAATTATCTATTATATTCTCCTGGAAATTGTTTAATTGATAATTTAGAAGTAAATAAAATTATTTCGAGAAACAATGTTCCAATAAATGCAGATGATTTATATTGTACATCACTTAATGCTTATTCATCTGTTTCAAGTAATTTACATTCAAGTAATTTATACACCTCTAATATTTATTTCGAAACAATGTATAGCGATTACTCATCATTTAATAATAATGCAATAAATTATAATACAAAATGTATTATTAATACAGATACATTAGATAATACTTATAGGTATATTCAAGGAACACAAACAATAAGATCATATGAAAGAAATAATGGGTTAGTAATTACAAATAATTCATCTTCTAAAAATCCTTCTTTTACAATTCAATCGCAAAATGATATATATTCTCCATATTTTGTTATTCAAAATACTACAAGAAGTTATTTTTTAAATATAAATAACGATAGATTACAATTATCAACAGATATATTGAATGATGATGTTGGTAAACATTTTATTAATGAAGGATATAGTACAGGATATCGTCCTTGTGTATATCAGCATATAAATCAAGATAATATTTTTTCAATAGGAACACAAGGAACTGTGAATATAGAGTGTAAAACCACAGAAATAACACCTCCTGCAACTTATAATAATCATGAATTACATATGAGTATTGGTTTACCATATTATGACAGTTATTTCATAGCGAATCAAAATAACAGAAATAGTAGTGTTGACTTTTTCAAACAAAAAATACTAAGTTCGGTTGAAACACCAGAATCAGAAGAAATTCTACCAGAATATATTAGAATTAATCAACCTTCTAAACAACCTACACAAGACTATTTAAATGAATATACTTTAAATATTTTCGGAAATGTTCGTATTGCAAATACCAGTAATCATTCTATGATAAATGTGAAGGATGGTAATATTCGTATTGCAGATAAAAACAATAACCCAATTTTCAGAATAGAAGATGGTAAATTATATATAGATTGTGACACTCACTTCTCTAAGAAGGTATATATTAAAAATATAAGTGGAATCTATAAAGAACCTGTTTTACCTTAAATAACCTTTGAATATATTACCATATAAGCTTCTCTATTGTTTTTACAAAAATCATCATTTATTTTTGTGACATTTAAATCATCATATAAGTAATATTCTTCATCAGTTTTGCAAATAGAACAGTAATGACCTCCATGAAGATTACCATAATGTAATGCTACAGATGATAGCTCATAATTAAAATCATTTGACATATTATTTAATATAGACCCTTTTTTGATACATATTTTATCATTAATATTAATGCTTGAATTATTTTTAGAAAAGTTTTCATTGAATCGTTTTATTAAAAATATTAAAACTTTTGGCATTTTCCATATTTTAACTCTTTTAAGATATTTTGTACGTTCTTTACAATGCTCACAATACCAATCTCCTTCGCAAGAACGAGGGGATAGATATTCTTTAAACATAGATACTACATTTGCATTATCAATTACATCTATAGGAATATTAATAAATGGTTCAAAATTATATAGTACTTTCTTACAACATGAGCATGTAGTCATATTCAAAAGGATTCCTTGAGATATATTTTGCCATTTACTGATTTTATTATTATTTATTTTATCTATAGTATAATTGCAATATGATACGATTTCTTGAGATTGCGAGATTTGTTTATTATTTTCAGTTGAAATATTGGGATGTTTAATTTCAATATTATTTGAATTAATAGAAATACCATATTCGGAACAAAATTTATCATGTAATACCATCCATAATTCAGCAATATCTAATTGTTCTCCTAATCTAAAGAATCCTTCAAATGTTTTATAAAGTTTTAATATAAATTTTTTTGGACTTATAGAATTATTTTGATTATACATTAAATCTAATATTTCTTTCAAATCATTTGATAAAGTATCCGGATTACATTCATTATCCAAAACACTCTTTCTGAGATATTCATTTCTACAAATAATCTGAATAAGACTATTCACAGCACATGTAGCACCTAAGTTTTTCAATCCTTGCATAATTATAATATTGTAATAATTATTTAAGTAAAAAAAAATATCAATTTTTTAATCAACCTCGTCTACTGTGGGTTGAGGTGGCGGAGGAGGAGCACCTTCAGTTCCAGGAGATGGAGCTCCATATAGTTTTCCCATCAAAGGAGCCATTTTATCCTCTACTTCTTTTTGTTTTTGTTTATATTCTTCAGTAGAAGCCTTATCATTATCTTCAAACCATTTCAATGCATCTGTGATGATTGGTTCTGCTTCAGTCTTAACTTCATCAAATGAAGGGCTCTTTTGTTCTGGATTTTCAGGTTCTTTGAGTACAGAATTCTTCAAATTATATAGATAATTTTCAAGTCCATTCTTTGCATCAATATTTTCTTTTTTCTTTTCATCTTCTTCTTTGAATTCTTCAGCTTTCTTAATCATTTCTTCAATTTGTTCTGGAGTCAATCTTCCTTTATCATTTGTAATAGAGATGTTATTTGATTTTCCTGAACTCTTTTCAAGAGCAGTAATATTCATAATACCATTTGCATCAATATCAAATGATACCTCAATTTGCGGTACACCTCTTGGAGCAGGTGGAATTCCATCCAAATGGAAACTACCAAGAAGATTATTATCTTTTGTAAATTTACGTTCTCCTTCATAAATCTTAATATCTACACCAGGTTGGTTATCAGCATAAGTGGAAAATGTTTGTGATTTCTTTGTAGGAATAGTGGTATTGCGATCAATAATATTTGTCATTACTCCACCAGCTGTTTCAATACCAAGTGACAAAGGAGCTACATCAAGCAATAGCAATTCGTTTGTCTTATCATTTCCTTGTCCTGTGAGAATAGCTGCTTGTACTGCAGCACCATATGCAACAGCTTCGTCTGGATTAAGAGTTTTATTCAGTGATTTACCATTAAAAAATCCAGAAAGAAGTTCTTGTACTCTTGGGATACGAGTTGTACCACCGACAAGAACAATCTCATCAATATCTCCTTTTGACATCTTAGCATCTTGTAGAAGACGGTTAATAGGTTCAATTGTTCTTTGGAAAATTGGATCAGCAAGTTGTTCAAATTTAGCACGTGTTAGATTTGTAACATAATCTTGTCCATCAAATAGAGAATCTACCTCAATTGTAGTAGTAGCTGATGATGATAGATTCTTTTTCGCTTTTTCAGCAGCAATATTAAGTCTCTTCATAGCTCTTGCATTTTGTCTTACATCTTTTTTCATCTTTTTCTGAATCTCATCACATAGGTGGTCAACAATTACGTTATCAATATCAGAACCACCAAGGTGAGTATCTCCACCAGTTGCTTTTACTTCAAAAATTCCACCATCAAGGGTAAGAATTGACACATCGTGTGTTCCCAAACACGACTTATTATCATAACAGCATTTAACTGTTATTTCTCATACTTTCATATGAGTTTAGACTATATCTTATTTAATTAGTGTTAAAATGTTATTTAGACTTTTAATCCAATTTTTTGGCATTATTAAATGATATGATTTATATTTTCCTTTTTCAATTTCTTGGTATACAGCTTCTTCTTTTTTATTCCATTTTCCAGAATTTACTTGTTCTCTGTGCCATACGTGATTATCTTTTATTTCAATCAAAATATCTTGAACTTGAAAATCAACGCGATAAATTCTTTCAACCCCATCTATTATATATGGGATATATGGTCCATTTTTTACTACTATGTTATTTTTAGAACACCATTGTATGAATTTTAATTCTAACTGTGATTGATATGTAATTACTTGATTGATAATATTTTTTGTATTTCTTATTTTAAATGTCTTGTTGCATAATGTACAGTTATTACACAATATTTTATGACAATTTTTAAATCTTTCCAATATTTTTGCTCTCCAAGTCATTTCACAATTACTACATTTCATAATAGGTTGATTAGGACGAAATAATAATTCATTTGTCTTGTCATAAAACATACAAGTAAACAACATCTGGTTGTTAGTTTTATAAATAGGCCAGTATTCAATATTATCATTTATTAAGTGCTTACCATTTTGAAAACTTAAAATGTTTTTAGATATTCTCTTATAATCTTCTTCTGTTAAATGATACTCAAAATATTTATCTTTAAAATCATCATCATATTCATTAAATATCTTTTCACTGAATTTACGATAATCTATATATGAATATGATTCTAAATCATTTTTATTATATATACCATTTTTCATCATTATGCTATGATTATCTCGCTTTATTTCATCTTTATTACAACAAACATAACAATGATAAGAACATTTATTAATTTTTCTTAAAAATTGTGTTGTTCCAATAATATTAATATTATCACAAGTTAGACATTTATATTTTATTGAATACTTATGTCTTTTTGAAAGATGATTACCATTTAATAGCACATGATATATACTGTTCTTTTTAGAAGAGTATTTATTACAAGAAAATTCTATTTTAATATTATTTATATTTAAACTGTTTCCATCATCATCACATATATCAAGAATATTATTAATTATCTTTTGTCTTTCTTCCATTTCATATCATTTAAATATACAAATATATCATTTTTTTATATATTAACACTAACTAAATGTCGGCATTCGTGGATATTTCATGTAATTTACACTACTTTATCTAGTCGTTGAACCGGCCAGATATCACTATCTGGATTGGCTGCTGATTGTCCATTTCAGTGATTATACTTTTTATAAATATAATATGTATCATTATCTTTTTCAAACCTTCACATATATGCTCGCGCATTCTGTTGTGGTAGATAATGCTTTAGAAGTTTCCAGCAATTAACCGACTTCCTCCTAATATTTAACAACATGTAATAGGAGTATGGGCTTCAACCATAGGTAGCAGAACATTTTTACCACCGCAATCAAATACAAGAATATTTTTCTCTTTTTTAGAATCAGTTTTATCAAGACCATATGCAATTGCCGCTGCAGTGGGTTCGTTGATAATGCGAAGAACTTCGAGACCTGCAATTGCACCAGCGTCTTTTGTAGCTTGCCTTTGTGAATCATTAAAATAAGCTGGTACAGTAATAACAACTTTTTTAAGAGGATGTCCAAGATATGCTTCTGTAGTTTCTTTTAGACGTTGAATAACCATTGCTGAAATTTGTTCAGGATGAAATTGCTTATCTTCATTCTTATATTTCACATTAATCAATGGTTTATTATCTTTATCACCAGTTACATTAAAAGACCATAGTTTAGCATCTTCTACAACATTTGTATCATCAAACTTTCTACCAATTAGACGCTTAGCATCATATACAGTATTCTTAGGATTTAAAGTTGATTGACTTTTGGCAGCATCTCCAACCAATTTTTCTTCATCTGTAAAAGAAACATATGAAGGGATGATTCGTGATCCTGTTTGAAAATCGGGAATAATTTCTACTCTATCATTTATCCAAATTGCAGCACAACTTGTGGTTGTTCCTACATCAAAACCTGCAGCAATATCTTCTTGTTTAACCATATATTAATCTCGTATCTTTTTCGTATCTAATATATGAACTTAAATCTTTAAGTAATTTAATTTTCTACAACATTATTAGAATAGAAAAATGAAAACACTTCTTAAAAGATTTGAAAGACATCCATATATGACACTTCTTTCTTTCGTTTTAATGCTTTTTATGATGGCTGTAAACGTTTCAATGTTATTTTGGATATTGAAAATGGAAAAAACAAATTGTACTTGTAGCAATGATTACAGAAGAGACTTTTTAAAATACATTTTAATGGTTTCTATACCTCTGGGCATAATACTTAGCATTTATTCAGCTTTTGATAATGAAAAACTAAACACCGTTTTCGGAACTACTGTTAGTTTCATTGGTTTCATATCATTAATTAATATCTTCTTTGCAGTATATTATTTATATCAACTTCGTAATTCTGATTGTGACTGTAGCGAAGATATAAGAAGAGATCTTTTCTTCTGGATTAACTTTGCATCAATTGTAATTCTAATTATGACAATAGTAATTCTACTATTAGGTGTTATGTTCTTTTTATCCGCTAAATAAAAGAGTACATAACTTTGTTTTTTCATAATTTTTATAAAAGTTTTATAAAATTCTTTATTTATCTTTCGTATGTACTCTTTTATATTTATTGATTAAAATTGTGAAGTTTTTTTACGACTACAATACACACACAGCGTCATATTAAATCCTTTTATGTCAACCTTTTGTATTTTTTTATTATTTTTATCATAAAGTGATATATTTAATTTCTTCATAGTTGTATCATTTAATAAGCGATATACGTCACTATTATCATTGCAAAAGTTAGGTGCTTGAGTACCATTTTTAAATGAAACAGTAGCAGTTGGTACATTTCCTCCAAATTTTTCAGTTAAATTAATATTTATCATGTCAAAGTATTTAACACTATTTCCACCTATCTGTGTGGTAATTCTATAAAAGTCATTTAAACTAATAAAAATAGGATCAGAATCATTTATTGCAGAATTATTTATCTTCGTATTTGTCAACCCATTTATATCTATTATTACTTCACTTTTCAACACTTTTATGAAAACAACATCTTTTATAGTATCAACAATATCAAAAATCATATTATAATCATTTCCTGGTGAAAAAGTAGCATGATCAGAATTTACATATATAATTTTTTTCTCATATTCGTTATTATCCATTGGTCTCTTCTTTATTATAAACCTATATTAAAATATATAAAGATATACGTACTAAAATATAAATAACAATGAATACATTTGATAGTTTGTATTGTATTTATAACAATATGCTAATAAATTTTTATGTAATTCTCAATTTAATGTTTCCCTATTATTCAGAATATATACTATCTCTACAGTATAAAAATATAGAACTTGTAAATGAAAACATTGTATTTGGAATTAATTCGAGAAAAAGAAGAAGATTCAATACTTTTCTTGAAAATATCATTCAAAAAAATAAAGAATTCATTGAAAAAATTAGACAGCAAGAAATTGAAGAAGAAAATGTTGAAAACTATACACCAATAAACAATTCTACATATATTGTATCAGAATCTGATGCGGTTGATAATGGTTCGGACAATTCTGACGATACAGAAGAAGATGTAGTTGATAATGGTTCGGACAATTCTGACGATACAGAAGAAGATGTAGTTGATAATGGTTCGGACAATTCTGACGATACAGAAGAAGATGTAGTTGATAATGCTACGTATAATAGTACGAGCGATAGTCCAAATACTAATGATAATACAAATAATAAAGATGATTGTGATAATACAGATGAAGACAAAGAAGAACAAACTTCAGAAGAAGAAACAATTTATGAGAAAAAGAATAATTAGTTTTTGTTATACATAGTCTCAACCATTAATAATGGATGAACTTTTGCAGGAGAATGTATTTCAATGTTTACAAAACTATTATTAAATTTAAAAATCATACTAAAAACAATAGCTTTCACATCTTTTTCATTATTAAAATAATATGATAAGATATCATTATCTTTCATATCTATTGTAAATAATATATCCATTGAATTCTCAGATTGTTTTATATCTTGTAAATCTTCTAAACTTGTCTTTATATTTATTTTTTTATTTTTATACATCATATACGTAACAATTTGATTTCTATTTTTAATATATTCTATAACATATTTATCAAATATTTTAATATTTTCGTCATCATCGTAAGCAGTATCATTATTATCAAAATCATCTTTTTCAGCATAAAGATGATACAATCTATCATTATATAACTTGTCATCGGTATATTTATAATAAATATTCTTCAACTGTTTAATGTACATCAAAACTATTTTTTTATCCAATTTATGATGTTTAATTACCATATTATCATATGAAACATATTTGTTATTAGTCTTTTTCGGATTTGCTAATTTATAATATTGTATTTTTATATTATCAATTAAACTATTGAAATAATTAAACATTTAATTATTCTATACATATAGAATATATAATGGACTTGGAAATAACTCCAGATAATTGGAAACTACCGAATCGTATCGGATTTAATAAATATGCTTATGAGACATTTCATCCTTCTAAATATCCTATAAAACAAGTAAAAAAAGCTTGTGAATGTTCTCAAGATAAATGCGATGCTTCCTCTGATGCTATATCTTTATTTCCACAACAAAGAATTGTAAGAGATTTTGTACAAATTAATAGTCCTTATAGAGGAATTATATTATATCACGAACTTGGTTCTGGTAAATCTGCTGCATCTATTGCAGCTGCTGAAGGGTATATAGATAGAAAAAAAGTTTTTATAATAACACCTGCTTCATTAGCACAAAATTATGAAAATGAACTTATGAAAATATCAAAAATAGGTCTTAGTATGAAAAAATCATGGACTTTGATAAAAGTATCCGATAAAAAAGAAGTCAGCAAAAAATACGCTATTAGTGAAAAACTTGTTAAAAAAAATATGATATGGGTTCCTTTATATCAAAATGATTTACAAAACGCAACAATCATTAAAGAAAAAGTATCATATAATTCTCTTAATAGAGAAGATAAAGAGACTGTTAATGAAATCATAAAAGATATAATTAACAATCGATACAATTTTATTAGTTATAATGGTCTTACAAGAAATAATGTAAATGAATATAAAAAGAAAGGATTTGATAATTCATTTATTGTCATTGACGAAGTTCATAATTTTATAAGTAGAGTTGTAAATGGCTCAAAATTAGCCAGAGCTATTTACAATCTATTAATGTCTGCAAAAGATTGTAAGTTTGTATTATTATCTGGTACTCCAATCATTAATAATCCTTATGAAATAGCTTCATTAATTAATCTGATTCGAGGCGAAATGAAGGAATATACTATTAAACTTCTTAAGGCATCTGTTGAAAAAACTACAAGAGAACTTGAAACCATTCTCGCAAAGAATGATTTATTTAAATATATAGATATTATAAATTATTCATCTTCTAAAAAAGAAATCAACATAACTTTATTACCACAAGGATATGTTAAAGAAAATAATAATATAATTTTCGAAAAATGGCAATCATCTGAAAATAAACTTTTAGAAGAAATAGTAGAAACTTTCAATAAAGAAAACGGTTTAAAAGTTGGAGTAAAAATAACTAATAATAGTTTTTATGCATTACCAGCAAGTCAAGATGAATTTAATAAAGTTTTCATAGATACTTCTGATTCTGATAATTTAGCTGTTAAAAATATAGATTTATTCAAACGAAGAGTTCTTGGAACATTAAGTTATTATAAAACATCTGGAACTGAATTTTTCCCAGATGTTCTTCCTAATAAAATACAATACCTTGATATGACACCACATCAATTAAATATTTACGCTGATGTTAGAGAAAAAGAAAGGAAAATAGATGATGTACAAAATAAAAAAGCTAAAATTAACAAAGGAAATAATTTACTTGGTGAAAAGTCATCTGTATATAGAGCTTTTAGCAGAATGGTTTGTAATTTCTCTTTTCCAGAAAAAATTAAACGAGAATTTCCCCAAGACATTAGAGCTGTTTTAAAGAAAGAATTAAATATTGAAGATGATGACGAGGATGAAAATGATAAAGATAAAGAACTATTGAAAAATATAAAGACAGAATATGAAAAAAGCTTAAACAATTCTATTTCAGAGTTAGATAAAGAAGATTACTTATCAATTGAAAATCTATCACAACATTATAGTCCTAAATATGCCAAAATGATACAAGACATAGAAGAATCACCAGGAACAGTTTTAGTATATTCACAATTTAGAACAGCTGAAGGCCTTGGAATATTTTCAAAATCTCTTGACACAAACGGTTACAAAGAAATTACAATCAAAAAGACAGACAAGGGATATATAATAGAAGATCCTTCTGTACTCGATAAACAATATGATAATAGAAGATATGTAATTTTTAATAGCGACAGAATGAAAACAAATATACTAATGAATCTATTTAATGGTTCATATTCACTATTACCAGAAAGTATATTGGAACAATTAACAGACAGAGATCAATTATATGGAAAACTTGTAAAAATAATGATGATTACACAATCTGGTGCTGAAGGTATATCTCTAAAAAATGTTCGCAGAGTTCTTATTATGGAATATTTCTGGAATTCAGTAAGAATAGATCAAGTAATTGGAAGAGCTGTTCGTACATGTTCTCACGAAACTCTACCAGTTTCTGATAGAAACGTTCAAATATTTACTTATATTATGAAATTAACACCTAAACAACTTGAAAAAGATTTCACTCTTAAAACAAAAGATAATGGGTTAACAACAGATGAACACATATTAAACATAGCTAATAAAAAGAAATCTATTATACAAGAATTTCTTAATATGTTAAAATCTGCTTCGTTTGATTGTATCATTAATTCTATTCAAAACAAACCTATACAAAACGGTTATAAATGTTACAATTGGGCAGTCAATGTAAATGATGATGAGTTATCTTATACATCTAATATTTCTGATGACAAAAAAATCCAAAAACATCAAAAACTACAAGTATCCAGAAAAGCCAAAGGACAAGTTGTTATGAAAAACAATAAAAAGTATGTTCTTCTTAATAATAAACTATATGATTACTTTAGCTACAAAAATGCAGGAATATTACTAAAAATATAAAAAATGATATATTATATTAAATGTCAAGTAACGTATCTATTATGGATATTGACGATATCATTAATGATATGAATTATATGTATATCAGTGATAATTATGATTTAATTACATATATTACTAATACAAATATTGATGAAATGATTAAAAGAACAATTATAAATTTGATTGAAAACAACGATCATTCAAGTTATGTAGATATTTATAATATTTGCATTGAAAATGATATAGAACTACCACCTATTTAAAAAATATAGCCATTTATTAACAATACAAACAAAGGATTTTTTACAACTATGTGTAAAAACACCTGTATTTTTATACCTTTACACGGATGCTTTCGTAAATGTAATAATAAAACATTTAAATCATCTCAATATTGTAAACATCATTACAATAAACAAAGGTATATATTCAATATATTAAATAAATCAATGGATAGTACAGATTTATTTTCAAACTTATATAGTCTGGTAAATTATATTTACAGTAATGATACATTTGATTATGATTTAAATGAAATAAAGAATAACAGTATAGAGTATAAAAAACATTTATTTATTCATATTATTCATTATATATTTTCAAAAAAAACTATTGATAATTACCTAAATAATATAAAATTCAGGAAAAAAGCATATAATAAAAGATATTTAATTAGTTCTTTACATGACATTATTAAAAAAACAATTGATATAAATCAATATCATAATGATAAAATTATTATTTTGCAAAGATTTTTTAAAAAACAACTTTATAAAATTGTAACAGAATATAGTAAATATATCTCAGAAAATCAACAAGATCCTTTTACATTTGAAGACATAATATGTATACCTGAAAATATGAGATTTGGATATAAAGATTCTAATGAACATGTATACATTTTTGATGCAATTGAATTAGAATATTATATTAAGAATCATAGCACCCATAATCCATATACTAAAGAAAAAATACCAAGGAGTGTAATCAATCGTTTAAATATTTTTATCAAATTTAACAATTTACAAAAAAAAATACAAAATGATATAATATGGCAGACACCAACTCAAGCATATACTGATGTTTCTTTTATAATGGAAAAAGCTGGTTTCTATAATGATGTAAAATGGTTTGAAAAAATATCATACAGAAAATGTATTAATATCATATGTGCTTTTAAAGATATATCATCCGATATTCAAAATATAAATGAATACTTTACGGAATCATTTGATATTAATGAGAACGACTATCATTTTGGTTTTGCAAAAGAAATAATAAAACTTTTTACAAATTATGATAATAATTATTTATTATGTTGCAATTTTATAAAATCATTAGCACTTTTTTCAGATTCTTTTTATGAAAATTTACCCCAATGGATACTTGAAATAGAAGCTCCTTCTAATTTCCCACAAATATCATTGAATAATAATGATATATTTTTTGTATATTATCTATATTCTAATTTATTAAATAGTAATATATAGTAAGAAAATGCTTATAACACCAATGGATTTACAAGATAAACAACATGTTATTGAAAAAAAAGAAAAGGTAAAAAGTAATGATTTTCAATATTCATTAAAGTTAAAATCTGCTGTAACAGCATCCATATTATTTATAATATTATCACAAAATGTTTCATATAAAGTATTTGACATAATTTTTAAAACTTTGCCTATTAATATTTCTTTAATAGATGAAAATGAAAATAATACTTTTGTCGGTACTCTTGTTATGGCGTTTGTTATAGGAATTATTATATTTCTAACTTAAAAAAATAAGTTTTTATTTTTATTTTATTAATAATTTAAATTATTTAGACTTTTATTTTACTTTGTAGTCGTGGTCTTCTTTACAACTTTCTTTACTGGCTTCTTAACCGGCTCTGGTTCAGGCTCAGGTTCGGGTTCAGGTTCGGGTTCGGGTTCGGGCTCAGGCTCAGGATCCTCTTCTTCCTCATCTTCTTCCTCCTCTTCCTCTTCTTCTTCTTCCTCCTCTTCTTCTTCTTTATTATCTTCAGTAACCTTAAGGTTGTTAAGAGCTTCGCTATCAATTACATCGTCATCATCTTCTTCATCTTCAATATCATCGTCTGCATCAGATTCCTGAATAAATGTCATCTTTTGTGTTTGCATTAGTTGAAATTTAGATGAAACAATCTTCCAGCTACAACCATACTTACCACCAGCAAACCAAATACCAGTTAGTTGTACAATTAGTTGCGTCTTAGCACCTTTGAGATTTTTCATAATATTTTCAAACTCGATTTCATTATTTTCCATATCATATGAATCAAATGTGAATGTATTTGTCTTATTATCATAAGGAAGCTTTGCCTTGAAAGTAGGAGGATACTTTCCTACTTGCTTACCAGTATTTGGGTCTTTGTCAATCTTTACAATAGGTGTAAAGAGCTTTGAAACAAATGATTTATTTCCATCAAAATCATCTTTGAACCAGGCAAGACGATGTTCGAAAGCATCATCAATAATCTTTGATTCAATTTCCTTCAATTTATCATGGAATAGTTGGATTTTTACATTTTCTTGCATTCCTCTGAATGATACAGTTAGGTCATATTTTTTATCAGAAGTAACATTTGCTTTATTTGAATCTTTTGCTTCAAAAGGTTCTCCAAGACCATAAGGAACAGATAGAAGAGGTGTCTGGATAGCAAGACGTTCTGAACCATAATTTACATAAACAGTCTTGGCTCCTGAAGCAAGAGTTCTCATTTCAGAGTAGCGAAGCTTGGAAACATCAATATTCTTGGGAAGATAAACCATCGTTATTTGTATGATATATAAATCATATTCTTATATAGTTATGTCATTTTTTTATTTTTTGCTTGTAAGATTTTTTTTTATCTTTTTATCAACATCATGTGTAAATATTAAAAAATTATCGTATTACTTTTTAATAATCATAATAGTCTTCTTCTACATTATCTAAATCATCCCAATAATCAATTTCTTCTTCGTCATAGTCTTCTATATATGTAATAGAATCAGAATAATAAGAAGAAGTTTCGCTCATATCATTGTAATCATTATTTTCATATGTATCAAGATTATCGTCGTTGTTATAATCAAGTAATTTACTCATTCTCTCATATGATTTAGAAATACAATCATAATGTTGTGCGACATCATCATATCTATATTTATCTTCTTCTTCGTATTCATACATCTTTGGTGGATTAAAATTATATTCAAAATTATCTTTTACATCCTTTTCATAAATATATTCACATTCCCTTTTAGTATTATCATTTTTGTATTTGCAAAATGCATTAATTATAAATGTTTTACGACTATTTTTGATATCTTCTAATTGCCTTACACCATTGCACATATTAAATACTGTATACCCATTCAAATAAATATTTTCTGGAGTATTTGGTGTAAGATAAGTATTGCAAAAATCTCTAAATTCAGTCATTTATAATTTTATATAAAATATTATTAATAGTTTCTTCATTTTTTTTATTTTCTGCTTGTGGAGAATGTTTATATTCAATATATACGTTATTTGCATATTCATCTTTTCTAATAAAAAGTGAAATGCGATTTGAGATTTTAGATTCCAATAAATTATATTTTACTTTATAATCAATTGTATTTGTACAAGGAAAAGAATATGTTGGTAATCTATGATTTTTATAAGAAAATAATACATAGTTTGTTTTAATATCAGAATGATAAAGAGTTCTTGTATTCAATGTTTGATTATCATTTGACAAATCGTAACAATAAGAAAGAGAATTCTTATGATATGTTATAAAGTCATTTGATTTCCAGTTTGAAAACTTATTATAGATTTTGTTAATAGTATTATCATCTATATTTATATTAATTTTATTAGATTTTTCTTCTTTTTTTAGATATATTTCAATAACATTAATTTCATCATTCGTAAATTGTTCTAATTCAATCATAATATATTTATTGATATAGATTATCATTTTTTATTTATATATTGTAAAGAAGTAATGAATATAAATAATGAGTTTTTGTCAAATATAACATTGGTTACATTTTCATTATTTATGTTAATATATGGAAATATAACTGTGACTGCAATTGGAAAAAAAAATATTAAGTTTATCGAAAATAATCAATATGTTATTTATTTAATTATATTTATTCACTCAGTATTTTTCACATCGTTAGCATATAAAGGCAAAATAGAAAAAAATCTATTCGAAATATTTTCACTATCAATACTATTATATATTATAATATTATTAGTTATATATGCTCATCCATTGATTACTATTTCAATAATGACTATTATTCTTGTTGAATATATGTATTTGTTAAATAAAAATGAAAATATTTCCAACGAGTATATATAAAAAAATGAAGATATTATTACATATTTAGGTAATAATGTCTACAAAAACACATAATCAACACGTCATTCGCGATAATTTTAAATCATTGTTAACAAATATTGGACTCACAGATGCTGAAGCTACTGATTTAGAAATTGGTATATTTAATTCAACGCTTGATTATGCAAATTCTTTGAGAATACAATTGTCTTGGAGCTCTCAATTGTTTGCAGATACTTATATAAATAATGCTCGATCTGTATATACAAACTTAAAAAAAGATAGTTATGTCAAAAATGAAAATTTAATTGATCGACTAAAATCAAAGGAGTTTAAGCCTCATGAATTGGCTTACATGCCAAATGATGAAATCTTTCCAGAAAGATGGAAAGACATTAAAAATAAACAACGTTTGAAGCTCAAAGCAGCTTACGAAGTTAAACAAGTTTCTATGACAGACGCTATTAAATGTGGAAAATGTAAAAATAACAAGATTTCTTATTATGAACTCCAAATTCGATCAGGTGACGAAAATATGACACAATTCTTCAGTTGTATTACTTGTGGTCACAAGTGGAAGAGTTAATATGTATATTATCATAAAATTTATTTTTATATTTTCTTTATTTCTTCTTTTTTGTGTTTGTTCTTTTTTTCTTATGAATTTGTTTTGATCCACCAGCTAAATCAAACATTTTATGCGATTGATTAACAGATATTTCCAAATGATTCAAAAACACATTAAAATCTGTATAAGGTTGTATTATTATTTGATTAAAACAAGAACTTGATTTTGGTAATTGTTCTTCTTGATAGTTTTCGTCAATAAAAAATTTATAATTTTCGTATTTGTCATAATATTCTTTAGCGCTCCAAAATGAAAGTAATTTAATATAAAAATCACGGTCTTCTATAAGTTTATCCTTAAATTTATCTTTGTTTTCTTTGGATGTGAATAATTCTAATGTGGCCTTTTCTTTTTTAGAATTGCTACTAACAGTTTTGATATTTTTATAAATATTATCTATAAATGCTTTAATCGTTTCTTGATCTACTTTAGAAATTGTTAATACTTCTTCTACATCTTCAATTGTAATTTTGTAACTATTTAATATTTTAATTATATTAATATTTATACCTTTGAAAAACATCATATGGTATTTCATCATATCATGATCAGAATCTTTCAAAGGATTCTTCAGATATATATGTCTTGCTAAAATATTTATATGTTCTGGTATATCTGCAATATCTATATAATTTTCAGGAGAACCAAGAGACTTATGAGAACCATGAGAACCAGGAGACTTATGAGAACCAGGAGACTTATGAGAACCAGGAGACTTATGAGAACCAGGAGACTTATGAGAACCAGGAGACTTATGAGAACCAGGAGACTTATGAGAACTTGAAGACTTATTCTCATAATATATTGTTAAAGGCATATGAGTATCGTATGTAATAAATGTTTTATATTCTTCTTCACCATTATAATTTTTCATTATGTTTATAAAAAAATCGTAAAAATTTGGGAAATCTCTTATCATGAAATATGTAAACTCTTCACCTTTAGTATTTGATATAATGACATTTCCTCCTGGTTTTATGATAAAATTTTTATTTATAAATCCTGATAATAAATAAGATGATATTCTATGTGGTAATTTAAAATCATTCAATATCAAAAATTTCAAATAGTTACCCAAGAAAAAATAAAATTCATTTTTTATTTGATCCTTATTTATTTTTTGGTATGCTGGATGAGTAAAAATATTTAATTTTTCGAAATCAAAATTTGGATTCAAAAAATATTTATCTGAAAATAATCCAGAAAACGTTTCTGATTTAATAAATACCTCTTGTGAAAATAATTCATTTGATACTTCGGTTATTAATTGTTTTAATAATGCTCCAGCATCAATACCAGGGGCGTATCCTGATTCTTGTGTTTCATCTATATATCTAACTCTCAAATGCTCACGAGGTAGTAACAATATGTTTACAGGATTTTCATCATCATTCCGATTTAAATAATAAATTTCGAAAAATGATGATAAATAAGACTTGGTATGAATGTTAACATAAATTTCTACATATTTTGTGACTTGTTTTTTTTTATTCATAATATTGATTATATCTCTCATTTTTTCATGAAGATTATCTTTCAAAAAGTCATTTGAAATCTTTAATAGATTTTGTTCTTCATAATTATATATTTGATTATTTTCATATTTATCTACAAAAGCAGCTATATCTGATGATGAAATAGTTTTATCTTTTTTTTGAACATATGATTTAAAATCAAGTAAGTCTATAAATCTATCTTTGTTATTATATTTATAATATGCCTTTATAATTTTGTTTTTAAATTTTTTGAACATAATATGTTTGATATCATAAATACTTTTCACACATTTAGATTCTACATTTTTTCCATCCGATGAATAACCAGAATTGGAGTTTACATTCATCACATCAAGGGAATATTGTTCTTGTAATCTATCATAATCTAATTTGTTTCTAAAGTATATAATATAACGCATTATTGGATTATAAAGCAGTCTTATAACAGGATCATTAAAATAGTAATTTTCATTTTCTAAGAAGCGAAACATTGATTTAATATCTGCATTAACAAAATGTGAATCAATTTTTAATTTAGTTCTATCAGGAACATATTTTTTAATTACACTTTCTACAAGTTTTTTAAAATTCATAACAATTTCGTCATCTCTAAAAACCTTATGTTTTAGTTCTTGTATTTCAAAAATAATCGCTAAAAATAATATTTTGAAGTAAAATCTATAATTTTTATCACTAAATTTAGTTAAACTATTTTTTTTAACAATATCTCTTGTGATAGAATTTTTGTCAAATTGATTTAATATATCTGTGTAATTTGAATCTAATTTTTCAAAATTAAAAAACATATTATTGTTGTCTTTATTAAAATTTTTCTCTATTCTTGCCCAATACTTCAACCTTTTAATCAAATCATAATTGCCATCACTGTAAAATAATTTCCATTCATTATAATCAGAATCTTGAGGCGCACCTGTAATAAGATTTTCTTTTTTTATACCATTTTTCCCATTATGATTTAATAACATAAATAATGCAATAAATTTTTTAGCATTTATATCATCTTGGTTATGTATAATTTGAAATTTCTTAGATTTATCAATTCCATTAAGATTTAATAGCGACATTATAATTTGTCTATTTTTATCATTTTGTGACAATTTTGTACCAGTTACGGAGCTTTCATCAGTTGCAGCGCTTGAAGAAGTTACAGCAGTTGCAGAACTTGCAGATCTTGCAGCAGTTGCAGATTTTGCAGCAGTTGCAGATTTTTCAGGAATTACACTATTTTTTTCTCTTATTATACCGTACTCAAAACATGCATTAGTAATTAAATAATTTAAAGATGTTTTATGTGTTGAATTATAATTTTCTATACGTTTATTATTATTAGTAGGATCAAAAGTTGGTTCATTCATCCATTGCTCACATTGCTCTTTTGTAATTTTTGCTATTCTTTTCTTTGTTTTTTCAAAACTCATGTTATTCTATCTAAAATACGATTATAAAAATAAAAACATTTGACGCAGATATGGTATATATGAAAACAAAATAAGAGATTGTTATAAAAAATGATAATTATACTTCATATTATTTTTATAATGTTTCTCAATAGCAAACAACAATATGCATTAGAATGTATAAAAAATAAAAAGACTATATTTTTAACAGGTTCTCCTGGAACGGGTAAATCATATACATTAAAAGAAATAATAAATTATTTAAAATTAGAAAATATAAATTATGCTGTGACTTCATCTACAGGATGTTCTGCTGTTTTAATTAATGGTCAGACAATACATTCATATATGAATCTTGGGATAGGTCAAATTCAAAAAGATACTATTATAAAAAAGCTCAAAGCAAATAAAAGATACAATACTATTAAAACGTTAGAATGTCTTATTATAGATGAAATCAGTATGATAGACAATTATACTTTTGATTCAATTTCTTCTATTTTTAAAGAAATAAAAGGTGTAAATGAGCCATTTGGTGGTATACAATTAATCATTGTAGGAGACTTTTGCCAATTATCTCCTGTTTCAGGAGATTACTGTTTTAAGTCAGATGAATGGAAAAACATAAATCCCCAAATCATTATATTAAATGAACTAATGCGTCAGAAAGATGATATGAAATTACAATCAATATTACAAGAAGTCAGACTTGGTAAATGTTCTAAAAATACTTTTAAAGAATTAAAAAAATTACAAAATACACAATTTGATAATATTAAACCCACCAAATTATTTTCACTTCTTTCAAATGTAGATAAAATAAATGCCGAAGAATATAGTAAATTGTTTAAAAAAACATTTCATATTCCTATTGAAAAAGGAATTATAACAGAATGCTTTCCATATGTAAAAGAATCAGAAATTGATTTTGAATTACTTACTACATCATCAAATGGTCAAATATATAAATATAATGCAGTTTCAAACGATCAAAAAAATAAACTATCTGAATATACTATTAACCTATTCGTTGGATTACAAGTAATGGTAACAAGAAACATTTCAGTTGAAAAGGGCTTAATTAATGGAACAATTGGAATCATAACAACTTTAACAAATGAATATGTGGGTATAACTGATAAATACAATAACAATCATAAAATATTTTATCACAAAGATGTAAATGAAAATACAAAAACATATATCAAGTTTATGCCGATTAAGTTAGCATATGCGATGTCTATTCATAAATCTCAAGGAGCAACATTGGATGCTATAGAAATAGATGGTGGTGTGTTTATATTTGCTCCTGGGCAATTGTATACAGCAATCTCAAGGGCTAAAAATCTCGAATCTATTAAACTAATTGATATAGATAAAGATTCCTTTATTTGTAATAAAGATGTAAAAAAGTTTTATGAGGAAATAACAGAAAGAGAATAATGACAGATGTTATAAACCTAATGTTTGAAATTTTGGCGAACATAAAACACGCTCATTTAATGACTACAAAATATGCAGAACATAAAGCTACTGATAAACTATATAATCAATTCAGTGAACAACAAGATAGATTTTTAGAAGTATATTTAGGAAAGTATAGTCGCAAAAAACAATCTAATACACAATTAAATTATAATTTATATAACGAAGATATAAGTTCATATCTAAAAACTATAGTTAAAAAATTAGACACTATTGTAAGTAAAAAAGATGACGAACTCAAAAATATAATAGAAGAAATGAAGGCTTCTATTTACCAAACAATTTATTTATTGACACTAAAATAATTTAAGCATTTATTTTTATTTATTTTTATTATGAAAGAATTAAAAACAGAAATATTAAATAAATTTTGGACTATATATGAAAATGAAGGTTCGATGCAAGCTTTAAGTTGGTTAGAAACATTAAAATATTACGAAGATTATTGTTATAATGATATTGAAAATATAACAGAAAAAATATCTAACTTATCGTGCAATAATTGATAATTTGTGGTATGTATCCATAAATAATGTCAATTCATCATTTGTTTCCCCGATGGTAATACTAAATATTGTTGAAGGTGTATCATTTGTATATGATACTGTATGTAAATCATTATCTATATCTAAAAATGATAAATCAAAATACCCATATAATGTATGCATTGATATGCCGTTTGTAATAATTTGTTTAAGATTGTTATAAACAATAGTCATTACACCAGAATATACTACCGCACTTGTATCACCTGTTATTCCAGGATCTGGAATAGAAGTCAATGATATATCATATACGCGATATAAGTTAGTACTGGTTCCAGTGCTGTGTTTAAACGGTAATTCAGAAGTATCAATTACAAGACCTGTTATATTTGTTCCAGTTGTTTCTGCATTATACTTCCAAAATGATGTATCTGTCACAGATTGATCAACATATGCTATTAATTCATTTGATGTAATTGTTACATCATTATTTACAATATTTGAAGTAATAATAGCAACATAATCATAGAAATTGCCGAAACTTTGAGCAGTATTATCTTGTGATAATATATAATCTAAATCAACAATTTCTATACCAGTAACCATAAGTTTACCAGCTACATATAAATCACTATCATAAACATTATTAATTATAAATTTATTAGTCTCGCCTTGAGATAGATTATCAAGCGTAAGTAAAGTATTTACATTAGTCCACAAATCATCTATAGAAGTTTCTATATAATTAGACATATTTGCTTTTTCAACTGCTGTATAATAAAAATTGCTACCAGTTCCTTGAATTAACATATCAGAGTTACGATCAATCAAATTTACTTGTGTTAAATATGTACCGAGACCTCTGAAATAATGAGCATACACATCGTGAGTTACATTAAGATTACTTGTTGCAGTAAAACTTTCTAATACATTAAAATGTTCGGTGTTTATTGTGCCATTTACATCAATTGTATATTGTGGATCAGTTTTATTGAAACCGATATTTCCATTTTTATTAATCATCATGATGGAATTAGAAGAATATTCACCAGGTGAAACTTCAAAAAAGTTCCAGGCTGAAAATACTTCATCGGATATTGTTCCATAATGATCTATACGAATAGCAGCACCCTCGTATTCATCGTGTACTATATGTAATTTTTCTGCAGTATATTCAGTAGTATTTATTACTGTTGTTTCACCAATTACATTAAGATTACTTGTTGTTAAAGTTCCTACTACTGTGAAATTTGTATCATATTTATCATTTGTAATAAAACGTTGAATTACACCATCCGCTATATTATCAGCATTCAAATCGGTAATAGTTTGATTAATAATAATTGCCAATTCATTAACATCGTCCATAATAAGATTCGATGTATATTCAACATGTGTTTTTACATAATTAGAAGTTTCTTGATTTGAAGAAAATGATACATAACCTGCTCTTTCCCATGTAAAGAATAGATTTGAACCCTCTATTATTGTATCTGTATTCATATTTTGTAGTTTTACTTCTTCTATTACATTGTCGTATGTATCGACTTCTTGTAAAGATAATTTATTTGTATTATCCAAACCAATTTTAATGAAATTATTAGTACCTTCTATAGGCATTGACACTGATTGCATAATCATAGGTGCAAGAACATTATCTTGTGTTTTAATACTAACAGAACTTGTAGCAGGATCGCTTGATATTTTACTACTTCCAAGAATAAGAGTATTTCCTGATAAATATAAATCCTTCCATTTATATTCAGCGCTGCCTAAATCATATACTTCATCCGCAGTTGGTATAATACTACCTGATACATTAATTTCTCCTTGTAAACTAATAGAATCTTTATTAAAAGTTGCAATTTTATTGATTATTTCATTCTCTTTATAAGCAATGTAGGTCTCGTACATATAACCTCCATTTTCTAAGTTTGATGATGTTGCACCAATTATACCAGCATTTTGTTTATCATCATAAAAATAGTTATTGCAATTATTGGCTACAAATAAGAGATATGTATCATCTAATGTAGATGAAAGTTGTGCAACACTTGAATAATTAGAACTTTTTGCAAAAAGTTTATATCCACTTCTGGATACATAAGACATTGTCGCCCTATTCAAATCAATTATTTTATTTTTTTAATTATGAATTAAAAAATTATTCAAGTGGTTTATAATCTCTTATCAAAAATCCATCGCAATAATATTCATGCCTATTATTAACTTCTATATCGTAAGTATCTGTATATTCAACATCATATGTAAATCCATAAACTTTAACCGGACAATAATTAAACTCTTCAAAATGTTTTTCAAATACATTCACATCAATATTTTTTTTATAAGACTTTTCAAACTTACGAATATCATACTTAGATTCTTTTTTAATTAAATTAATTGGATAAGAGTTTACACCATACCTAATTTTATTATAATAACTTTTAATGATATCTTTTTTATTCAAAAAAATGTTTTCCAATAAATTTGTAATCGAATAATTTGTTACTACACAAAGATAATAATTTTCATCTTCTTGTTTGATTATAGTTTCAAATCCACAAGAATAACATATCTTTTGTAATTCCTTAATTATTGAAATATCTTTAAATCTTGCAATATTAATAAAATCCTTATTTTTATTTACAACATCGCACCCATCTATAATACCAGCAATGTATGCTGTTCTTACTTCATATGTAGATTGTATTATATAATATGGTACTTTATTTGGAATGATGTATTTAATAATATAATCAAAAAGCTCTTGAGATTTGATAGAAAGAATATAACAATCATCAAAATCTTCAACATTTATAGTCGAACTATCAACATCATTTTTAATCATTTGATAGAACAAATGTTTGATTTTTACCATATATTCATATTCTGAGCATTCAAATTTAAATGAAATATAGTTACTTTTTTCATGAATATCATGTGGTTTTTTACTTTGCAAGAAACCAACTTTCCAAGCAAATTTCTCATTTAGAACGATTGTATTTATTTCTTCACAATAAGGAAGTGCTGTTTCAATTCCATTAATTGCTACTCTTGTACTTATAATAACATCACCATATTTTAAATCTCTAACCGCCTTCCATGTATATTTTTTTGGAGTTGTTAAAACAGCAATATATTGAAGCGATGTACTTTTAAATTCTCCATCATGAGTTTTAACAGTAATTATATCTTGTTCTCTTCTAATAAATGTCTTAGTAACTTTTTCAAATCCATTTGATGTTAGAACTTTATCTCCTACTTTAATATCTTTAATTCTTACAAGACCAGAATCTGTATGTACTAAACTATTTTCAGGCATTCCCTTGTCAACATGATTCATTTTTAATAATAAATATTAAAATTCTTTTATATGATTTTTATACAACACCATTTTAATCAGAATATAAACGTTTATTATATATTATATATAACATGTCTACGTCTCATAATAAAGAAATAGCAAAACAATATGATATTATTTCTAAAGAGTTTGATGATACTCGTATAAGAGTATGGAATACTGTCAAAAACTTTTTGATGAATAAAGAAAACAAATATGAAAGACTTTTAGATGCAGGAGTTGGAAATGGAAAAAATATTATTTTTGCTAATAAATATGGATACGACTGTATAGGTTTTGATATATCAAACAACTTGATAAATATTTGTAACAATAAAGGATTACATGTTCATAAACAAGACATTTTACATATTACACCACATACGTATGGACTTTTTGATAAAATTATATGTATTGCCGTAATACATCATTTAGAATCTATAGATATTCAGAAAAGGGCTTTACTTAATTTAATTAAATGTTTATATACGGGTGGGAAATTATTAGTATCAGTATGGTCATTAGAAATGTATGATAAATGTGATAAAATAGATTATAGATTTTTTACTATAGGTAAGAATATGGTAAAATGGAAAGCTAAAAACAAGACATATGAAATAGACAGATTTTATTACATACATGATTATGATACATTTTATAATATGATAAATGATATTTCAAATATTATACCAATCAAATACAATATTTCATGGGAAAAACAAAATTGGTTTTGTGAGATTATTAAAGTTTAAGATGATTTCTTAAGATATCTTTTCTTTTTATGTCCATCACACATAACGATGACATATTTACCGTGTTTTGGACCAGTATATACTTTTTTAGATCCTGCTTGCTGTTGTTGTTGTTGCTGTTGTGTCATTATCTATTATAACATATTATTTTTTTTACATATATTACCATAAAGAGTACATAACTTTATTATAAAAAATATTTTATAAAAAAATTATAAAAAATCAAAATTATTTAGGTTATGTACTCTCCCTCTAATTATATACATAATATAAGATACTATCAAACATAATACAAATATTAATATGATAACTATTAAATCTCTTAAAGAATATCCTCTCTTTTGCTTTGTTTTAATTTCCGGAAAAAGTTCTCTTGATAATTCTAACCCATTTGATACAGCTGATTCTAATGTAGTTGGTTTAAAATAACTTTTGCCATTGTGAGTTCCGGCATTATACAAGTTTGTATATATTTGACTATGAAAAGATATTGGTTTTGTAAATATATTAGACACATATGCTGTGCCTTTCATTTGCCATTTATCATCTTTATATATTGTGCTTGGTTCTAATATAGCTATATAATCATCTGTAAGCTCAGGTTTACTTTCTTTAATTTGTCTATAAATTTCTTTTATCAAAAGATCACTATTTTTATATTCATTTGCTGTCTTGTTTGAATACTTACTCTTAACATTTAAATTAGCTACAGCAACACTTATTACTGTCTTAGACCTTTTATCCTTAAAATCTATATAATCAGATAATGTTTCTGTTAATATACTCCAGTCAGATGAAGGGAAACTGTATTTTTCTGACATTTTTATTACTTTATTCCAATGAAATGTTACTGTAATATATTCTATATATTTTGTAGAATCACTCCATTTTTTTAATTTATCAATATCTCCAAATGCATTTATTACACCTGTATTTTCTATCAATGAAACAATGTTCTTTGGTGGTATTGCAAGTATAAATTTTTTACCATATATAGTTCTATTAGTATTTTCACTAATTTTAATATCACAATGAGTTATTTCATTCTGATCATCGTGGTAGAAACGATTTAAATTAGCTTCTGTAATAATCTCAACACCATTATTAATTAAATATTCTCTCCATAATTTAAACAGTAATTTATCATTTGTTTCTTTAGGAGTATATATTTGGTATAATAAAACTTGATTCATGTATTTAAAAAAAGTATTTAATGAAATACTTTCACTCGTCATTCCATCCGACACTCTACATAAAATATCAATTGTTTTATAAGCTTCTTCTGAAAATTGATTATTTTTCATAAAAGTAGAAACAGTTATATTATCATTTCTGGTACTATCTAATATAAAAAGTACAAGTTCATATATAACACAAAACCATTCATTTATGTTAAGTTTTTTTAATAAGGATTCTTTTGTTATGTCAAATGATTGATGATTCATTTTTACAAAAATATCATCAAATTGTAGGTTCATATCTTTCAAAATTTCAATAAAATTTACATATGAATTTAAATATACTCTCGGTGAATGCTCTGAAAAAAGACCATTTGTCCTATATACAGTATGACACCCACCTATATCTTTTTCTTTTTCAATAATAAGTATTTTTTTATTACCAAGTTTACTGCAATGATGGGCAATTGATAACCCAGTTGGTCCACTACCAATAATTACCAAATCATAATTCATTTCTTATTATTATATACTATTATTATAGATATAAGAAAAATGGTTAGTTGTTCCAAAAAATCAAAAAACAGATGTAACCTACCACATTGTAAATGGAATGTGGGAGAAGGATGTAAACATTTCTGCGAAGAAGGAAAAGAAGTAAATCCCAAAACAGGAAGGTGTAAAAATGTTATTAATATTTGTAGTAATGGTAAAGTTTTTGATGCAGATAAAAGAAAATGCGTTGAAAGAGAAAAAACTACTAAATCAAAAAATATTTTTTATAAGAAGAAAGAAGAGTATGATATATGTCCTTTAAAACTTTTCAAAAAAAGTAGCTATGGCTGTGTAGTACAACCACCTATTCCTGATAAATATATAAATTATATTGGAAATGAATATAAAAATAAAAAAGATGATGATATTGGTAAAATATTTGTGTATTCAAACGATTTTAAAGAACATTATAAACTATTAAAACAAGTTAATTCAATTGACCCTAATAATTTATTCACTGTAGAAATGAAAGCATTTGGTAAAATAAATGGCAGTGTTATAAGAATGTGTAATGATGAAATAAAAGATTGTTTAAAAAAATCTAATAATGTTAAACAAAGTTATTATCAAATTATTATAGAAAATGCTGGTGTTCCATTAAATAATGATTTTACAATAAGATATAATCAATTCATTTATATGTTCGCATATTTTCTCAAAGGAATGATTACATTACATAATGATGGTAAAATACATGGTAATATAATAGAAAATAATATATTAATCAACTCTAAAAAAATATCTCTGATAAATTTCAATTACATGAAAAATGTTCAAGATGTATATTCAAGTAAATATAATGATTTGCTCAAAACTAATTACAAATATTTTCCACCTGAGTTTTACTTAGCATACGTTTATAATAATATTATAACACCAGATATGTCATATGAACAAATAAAATATAAATTGTCAAAAGTACTATTTGACAAATTAAATGAAATAAATTTTTTTGATAGATATCAAAACAAAAATAGAATACAAGAAAGTGTTAAAACTTTTATCAATACAGTTTTAGAAAATAAATTAACAAAAAAATCTGATATTTTTAATGATATAATAGCTTTTAAAACTGATGTATATGCATTAGGATACATAATAGGTGCTTTTTATCGAAAAATAAGATTTTCTTCAAATGAGGAAAAAGCTAATACACAACGGCAATTTATAAAAAATATTTATGTAATGTGTCTTGAATATAATCCATATAAAAGAATATCATTATCAACACTTTTCCACTTATTTGTTAGAGAAATAAAAAATAATAATTCTCGTGCAAAAACAATGAATGGTGGAGAAATGGCTTTTTGGAATCAAACACATTGCAATGAAGAAATGCCAAAATTTAATAACATTTCAGATGATTCTATAATTTAGCTCCAAGAACTTTCATTATTCTTGCTAAAAAAGATTTATTAAAAGATTTTACTTTTCCATTTTCATATTCTTGAATAATTGAAACATTCACTCCCATTTTCTGTGCCAATTCTTTTTGACTTATACCCTTTGCATTACGAGCCTGAATTATTGCCATTGATTGCTCTTTGGATATAACATTCAATGTTGGAATATCGTCTGATAATAATTCATTTTTACGTTTTGTTCCTGGTGCATTTTGATAAGCATTAGCTTTACCACTATTTGATTCTTTTTTTTGAAATATTACTGGTTCCCAATCTTGATGTTCATAAGAATGCATTTTAATATATGTATATAATAACTTTTATATATTATTTTTCAAATTATTGTTCTCAATTTGAAGTCTTTTTATCTCTTGTTCCAATCGATATACTTCAAAATCTTTATCTGGGATAGAAATAACTTTTTGTGACTTAGAAATTTCAATTAAGTTATCACGCATCTTTTTATAAATTTGTTTATGCTCTTCTCTTTCATCATTTAACTTTTTTTGCAAATCATCAATTTGCTTATACAAAAGCCAAATTTCTGTATATTCAGTCATACTTTAAATATAAAAATTAATAAATTAAGATCATTTTTTAATATTTACTCATCGTCATCTTGTGTATATTTATACTTGAGACCTTTCCAACCTTTATTATCAATTGGATAAGCTCCAAGCATTTTCTCAAAATATGCTTTTAATTGATTTCTATCTGGGCGTTTTTTAGTCTTTGGTATGTTATCATGAGACCAAACTCTGAAATAATTGTATAAATTGGCAATACCCATTCTTTCTTCAGTAGCATCTTTATTTATCTCAATGCATTCTGTAATGAATTGTCCAATTACATCATTATTATTTTTATAACTTTCGGTAGCAATTCTGACTTCCATTGGTTCAGGAATAGAATTGGGATTGATATATTTATGGCGTTCAATCAACATACTAAGGAAAGGTTCAGCCCATCTATCGAACTTATCTGTCAATTCAAGATCCATTGCAAATTCATTACTCTTTGTAGGATTTTCACAGAACTTAGAAGTAAATTCTATAACACGAATACGACGCCAAGTACCACCATCATCACTTGGAACTTCTGGCAATTCATTGCAAGTCAATATCATTTTAAACTGTGGTTTAAATTCAGTAGGTTCTTTATAAAGACCTCTTGTAATAATACGATCATTTCCTGATAATTCTTTCATAAAACCAATGTTTATTTTATCTTGTTCACTTGGTTCTTGCATAACGGCAAATCTTCTCCCCTTTGTTCTTTCTAATTCACTTTGTGCACTATTAGAAGCAGCTCTTTTTTGTGTAAGTAAAGCAATAGGCATAATACAATAGTAATCACCTATTGCTTTTTGTACCAAATCCAGCAATCTTGATTTTCCATTACTTCCTTGACCTGTAAATATATAGAATCTTTCTTGTGCAATACTACCATCAATAGTGCAAGCAAGGACATCCAATACATAATTTCTAACACCTTCATTTGTAAATATTTTTGCAAAGAAATCATTTATTTCACCATATTCGGGAGATTCATTGTTGTATGCAACATAATTCATCTTTGTCGAATGAAATATATAATCATCTGGCATACCTTCTCTGAAAATATGCAATTTAAGATCATATACACCATTTACGAAACCTATTAAATGAGTTCTGCTATCAAGCAACTCATCAAACTTTTCATCCATAAACAAACATCTTAATTCGCGCATAATATTATCTTTGAAAGAAGCATTTTTCAAATTTTGTGCTATTTTTAGACACTTCTTTGCTCTATCTGAACAAACATCTTTTTGCTCTTCATCTTGACTATGTGTTGATTGACTATTCCAATATTGTGCTCTTGAAATAAACTTGGGGCATATTTCTGTGCTTAGAATAATTCTCAATATTGAACCCTCTGTTGTAATACGCCATCTATGTTTATCCTTGTCATAATAATACCATAATGTCTTGTTTATTGTTTTAATCTCATTTTTATATATTGCCTCTACAACCTTCGCAATATCATAATGAGCCCCATCACTTTTAATACATTTGTCAATAAGAGGAGTTATACAATCACTTATTATTGCCTCGTATTTCTCTTCATTGTCTTGTTTTGCCCACCACTTTAGTGTTCCTATACCCATATTATCCTTCCTCATCTTATTCCATAATTTCTGACATTCTCCCTCTACATACGAACTACCAATTTTAGAAAACTCAATCCATGTATCAAGTAACCTATAATCAATATTTCGTAATACCCAGCCCAAATTAATCCAATCGTCATATTTTTCAGCCCTCGAATACGATAAACATTCCATCACTATTCTCCTTGTAACAATCAAATCTTCGTTAGAAATATAATTTTGATTAATATTTAGAGATTTGGCAAATATATTATTATGCAATTTGTTCTTATGTTTTACATCAATTGATGGCAAAACATGCTTAACATATTCTTCAACTTCTGATACATATTCTTCCATTACAGGAGTGCGAGATTCTTCATTTTTCCTCATTGAAAACATTTTTATGAAAGATATTTCATCATTTGCCGTGATAACAGTATTGTCTCTAATAGTCATATTTTCATCATATTTGTAAACATATGATACTCGATATGAATATGGTTCAATTTTTTTACTACCATATAGCAACCAGCAATTTACATCAATAATAGCCTTATCAATAATAGATGCATGATCATTGCAAATGGGTAAATCGAGAAATAAATCATTTGAAATATCAAGTATCTTTTTTCTAATAAAATGCTGGACGTTATTTGAAACAATAATATGAGGAAAGACTATGTGAATACCATCTTTAATTTTATTTCTGCATTCACTTGGATGTAATTTTTCCATAACATAAGCAATGTTGCATTCTTTCGGAACATCAATGAAACTATTAATTATTTTAAAATAATTGTCAACAATATTACTAACATGATGTTCTTTATAAACTCTCTTAATATGTTTTTTTTGCCCATTATCATCTGTTATGTAATCCATATCATTTAAAGGAAATCTCAAATCAATATCAACGCGCAATGGACTTGGATCCATTGGTTTTTCAGTATAATGAAGTTCCACCCCATTTATTAGCGCAAGACTATAAAGATTAAGAAATTCATCATATTCTTCGTCTGCAATATATAGTGATGCTTTTGGATTTCCCAAACACGTATTAGTATAAGGTTGCCCTTTTTCTATTTTATGTTTGTTAATAAATGTTATAAGGTTGTCTCGTACCCCCATAATAATGGATGTGTGTCTTAAATTATATATATTATAATTATTTTATATATTTTTGATTATCAATTTTTATATTTTTACAAATGAAAATATTATCAATATGATATACTTTTTTTTATTCTTATATATCAGGATATGAAAGAATTTCTTTATGTCTGTCCAGGCAATGAAAAGAAAACTATACCTTTTTCAAATGTTTTTATGAGGAAACTGGTATCAATTTTTAATGTTTTATCGAATAAAAAAATAGTTACTAAACAAGAACCTGCAAAGTTATTTAATGACATGAATATGCAAATGAAAGAATATAACCTAAAAAATAAATACTGGTTATGGCCCAGATTTTTAGAAAAATTATCAAGTAAAAAAATTAAAAATCCTGAAAAAATTGAAAGCATAAAGAGAATACTAAGATATTATGAAGAAAAGGAATTAATGCCGGAAAAACCGGCTAATTGGTATACTAATCCAAAAACATGGCTGTCCAATTATGACATAGAAAAAATTATGAACAAATATTCGAATAATAAAATGTTTAAATATAAATTCATTGGTGTATTTCCCATTGATTTTGCAGTTGCTTCCGACGATGGGGTATGTTTATATAGTGAATTTTGTAAAATAAATATTCGACAATTAATGAAAGAAAAAATATCCTTTGTAGGACTTATCACAAATTTAGATAAACATAACGAACCCGGTTCACATTGGACATCTACATTTTTATGTATAAATCCCAAACTTAAAACTTATGGTGGATATTATTATGATAGCGTTGGTAATAATATACCATCGTATCTTATGACCTTTATTAACAATGTTAAATTACAATGTAATGAAATAAATCCCAAAACAAATTTTGTGATACATACAAATCATAAACAACAACAATATAAAAATACAGAATGTGGTGTATTTTCTATGTTATTTCAAATAAGATGGTTGAATAAACATATTGTCAAAAAGAATAATACTTCTTTTAAAGAAATTTTATCAAATCCATGTATTAATGATGATAATATGTTGAAGTTAAGAGACTATTTGTTTCGCCCAAATTCAAATATAGAACTTAAAAATATAATAAAGGATTAACTACATCATACTATATGTTAAAGCTCCTAATAGATAATAGAGAATTGTCATTAATCAATCAAATCAAAGACCGTGAATTAGAAAAATATAAAAACTTAATTGAAATAGAAATTAAACAACTTGATGTTGGCGACGTACATATAATTTCAGAAAATAATACATATATTTTCGAAAGAAAAACAGTGAAAGATCTTATAGCATCTGTAAAAGATGGTAGATATAAAGAGCAAAAATATAGATTATTAGCATCTGGTGATGATATTTCTTACATAATCGAAGGAGATGATATAACATCTTCAAGAAATTTCAATAATTATGATTTGCTATCTTCGATTTATATTTATTCATTATATAGAGATAATATAAAACTTATATTTACACGGAATATAGTTGATACATGTACTTTTGTATTAACAATGTGTTGTAAAATTATAGATCACCCTGATAAATTTATAAAACAGGCTAAAAAAGAAAGTTATGTTGATTGTATTAAAATGAAAAAAAGTGGAAATATAACACCTGAAATATGTTATATTATGCAATTGTCTCAGATTCCTTCAATATCTACTACAATTGCAAAAAACATAGCTGAAGTATATCCTTCTATGAATGATTTACTGAATGCATTAAAACAGTCTGATAATAAAATAGAGACTTTGACAAAAATAAATAAAATAGGCAAGGATAAAGCAAATAAAATTTTAGAATATCTTATAATTTAAAGTAGTCCACAGAACTTTTTTAATTTTTTTTCAACCATTACACTAAGTTTTCCTTCAAGTTCTCCTATTTTTTGTTCAAGCTTTTCTACTTGTTCTTGTGCAAGCTTGTCACCTGCTACGTCTAATACACTTGCAAGATCTCTTGAACCTGTTTCTGGAGGAACAAATGAATGTTGATTAGTACGAGGATGCATTTGACTTGCACTACTTACGTTACTTACGTTACTTACGTATTTTGTTGGTTCATATAAGTATACCGGAACATATTCGATATATTGAACTGTCGGTGGTAGTAAACATTGATAAACTGGTTGATAGAACTGTACATTTTGTGGGGGAACTCCTTGTACTTGATTAACGTGTTGTTGAAATAACATTGGTTGGGGAACACCAGGTTGAAATTGTTCTTGAAATTCAGTTTTTGGGGCACTTTGTTGAACAGAATGTAGGGGGTGTTGACCACCAATTGGAAGGACTCCTTGCATAGATACACCACTTTGTTGTACAGGTTGTATTGAGGGAGAACAACCCATTGGAGGGACTCCTTGCATAGATGGATAACTTTGTTGGGTAGGTTGCATAGATGGGGTAGCCATTGGAGAAATACCTGGTTGTACGACCAACTGTGGAACTCCCTGCATTTGTGGAGAACCAGATTGGCTTGTTGTAATATTAAGTTGATTACTTGTGATTTCATTATATTGTTCAATTGGTCTGTAAGAAATGTTTGGAGATTGGACATTGCTAAAAGAATTTTGAATATTCGAGGATAAGTTCATCTATGATTATATATATATTTATTTTTATATAGTTTGTGAATTATATAAAATACAATCTATGTCGTCATCATCATCAAAATTAACAACTAAAAACTTTTTTATTTTAGAAGAAGTAATATTAGTATAATTTGAAATTCTACTTATACATTTATCACCATCTGCATAATAAATTTTATCCATATTATTTCTCAACCTCAATGTGATATCTTTATTTCTTAAATTAAAATAAATATTTTCGAACTTATATATATTAAAAATAATCGTATCAATATTTACTTTTGGTACATTTAATACATAATCATTTCTATATACTTTTTTATCAGTAGATGGTATAACTATTTGTTTCTTATATTTTTCCAAAGAACCTAAATAATCAACAGATGACATCGTCATAAAGCAATTTACACAATATACAATACTCAGAAATAACAATGAATATCTCATTATCATAATAAAAAATATAATATAATCTTAAATATTTTTATACTGCAACAACTACAGTTTTATATTTGTTTACAATTTCCTTACCATTAATAGTTCTGACTACTGGTTTTGCAAGAGTTTCTTGAGTTGCTTTATAATTGTAAACCTTTTTGTCAGAACCACGGGTAGATTCTCTTAAGGAAAAAGTTATGGTCTTTGCATTTTTTGATTTAGCAAATAATTTAGAAGCAGCTTTTTTGGCTGCAGATGAAGGGTTTTCAGATTTATATCGTCCACCATTTTCATTAATACTTGAATTGTCAACGGTAAATGTTCTGGGCATATTATACTACTATATAAATAGAAAAAATTATAAACAACATATATTATTATTATCTTTTTTAACTTTTTTATTTTTTTCAACCAAATATTTTTCATATGGTTTTTGAACATTTATTTTTAAAGGATTTCCAACAGAATCTTTTAATATAATATATCCTTTCATATATACTATAATATGTTTATTTTTTTATACTGAAATGTTCTTTTAATTGTATCAATCTTTCAAACTCAAATACATTCTGAACAGAGTTTCTATATTCTCCTATATCTCCATCGTCAATAATATTTTGAATGTTATTTTTGTTATTTTTTGCATCCATTTCGAGCGCAGCATAATTTTTTAGACTTGTAGAATATTCTTTTTTGAAAGCAGCGTCATTAATACTTATCAATAGTTTTTTGTTTTCTTTCATAGCATATCCATTTATCATTTCAACTATAATCGATATTATTTCTCTCGTCTTGTTTTGTGCATCTGAATTCTCTCTCTTCCAATCCTTCTTACCATTCTTGTTTATATATGCAACACTTACAATCTTTTTAGTATCTCTTTTCTTTGTAACTTTAATATCTGCAATAAGAATATTATCATCTTTTTCTTGAGATTTAGGTTTTTCTCCTTCTGGTTTCTTAGTAGCTGCTGCAGCTTTCTTTGCTTCCTTTTCAATTTTTTCTTGTTTTTCAATTTCTTCACCAGTTGTTATTTTTGCATTTGTCTTTTTAGCATTTGTAACCTTTGGTTCTGCTACTTTTCTTACCTTTTTGACCTTTGGTTCTGATAGTTTATCTATGAATTCATCAAATAATAATTCTTTTACTTTATTCAATCTTAAATTATCCATTCTATTTTTTCTTTTTACATCATTTTGATACAATGGTTTTTTCTTTAAATCATCTTCTATTTTTACCCAATAATCTACTTCTTCTTTATAATTTGGTAATTCTTCCAGACACAAAGCATACAGCTGTAATACAGGGTTCATAATTTGATTAGTAATATAATGAAGATAATCAGGGGTTAAATTATTATCTCTAATATAATCTGGATTTTCAATTTTATCTCCTTGTAGTTTTGCATTTGGAACATTTATGTAAACATAAGGAATTCTATCATTTACTTGTGGTTTGTTTCCGGGATCTCTTGCACCTATTCTGTCAGCTAATACTTTATGTGGAATTTTTGTAGGATCTTTATAGGATGATTTGAGACTCTTTGATACAATCAAATCTTCAATAGGATATTTACCATCAATAAGCTTTGTCAATTCTTCTCGCAAAAACTCAAGAGATTCTTTCAAATCTTGTTTATTTAGTATGATATCAATTATTCCACCATAAATCTTCTTTACTATAGGAGCATTGTCGCGTCGCTTTAAGACAATACCCATAGATTTTTGTTTAAATTTATTAATATCTGTTTCATATAGATTTCCAACATATCTCTTTTTGCTAAATAGAATGAAGGGATACAATGTTTTTTCATAATTTAGTTTTTGTGGTTTTGGAATCTCTGTTACAATATGTTTTTCCACATGTTTTCCAACTTCAATAGCATATGGTAAAGCATCCTTTCCATAAACTTCCTTCTTATTTTTATCAATCAATGGAAACTTACAGAAGATAGAATCAGTATTTTTTAGAATCATATCACCAATTCCTCCATGAAATACTCCAGATTCTGTTTCAATGTCATATACAAATCCATAGTATTTGTCATGAATTTCTTGAATATCAATTATTTTGTTATCTTCTTTACCTTCAACAATTTGAATTTTATCTGCATATAATTTGAAAACATAATCTCCACCAATCATATTTAATAATACATAGAATGATTGAATCAAACTCATTTTATCAATTTCGAATTGATAGATTGGTTTTATTTCATCAAATGCATTTTTAAATATAAGTTTAACTTCTTTAGAACAGTTTAGAATAATATTAGGTACAATTTTGTTACCATTTTTAGTGAAACAATAATCAAATAATTTGATGAACATTTTATTGTCTGTGTGATATTTTAAATTGTATAAGCCGTCTACAAAACTTATTTCTGATTTTAAATTATCATATTCGTCAACTATTGTTTTACATTTTTCGAGAGGTTTGAGATAAGTTGATTGTATTTTCCATATATAATTTCCTTCACATTCATACACTTCCCCTCCTGCGACAAACAAACCATATAAATAAGCTATATCGCTTTTAAGATTTTCATTTATTTCTTCTGTTTGTATCTTACTATGTAATAATTGTGTTCCCTTAATACAATCTACTGGTTTTATAATATTAACATTGCGATCCAATAGACTGTGATCTTCTGTTACATCAACTATTCCAGATTTTGTAATAACTCTATAAATTTTTTTGATAGTATTATGACGAATGATTCTTTTTACCTTCGACCACCCAAGATGTGTCCATACTTCAATATCTGTCGGCAAGATTTGTTGTTTATTATATCTATCTTTGTCATTTGGTTTAAAATTATTATATTCTATCCATTCTCCTGACATTTCTTGAAATGTAGATACCCTAATAGTGTTTCCAGTTTTGAAAGTAATTGGTGTATAAGGCATCACACTATCACCATAAATAACTTCTGCATTATAATTCTTTTCTACATAATTTTTAGCAATCATAATCATTTCTCTACCAGTTGCTGTAGTACAAGCAGCAATATCTTTCAAATAAATTTGAGATGTCCTTGCACCAATTTGACCATACAACGAATTAGCTGTAATTTTATATGCCAATTGCAAAGCATCCAATACATCTTGTTCAAATTTATTATAAGTAGAATGTTTTTTAATAATATCAATTTTCTTGATAACAACCTTTTTATCTGTATCAATATCTGTAATCTCAATTGAATCATCCTTTTCATCAATAGAACCAGAAAACTTTCCGTCTTTTGTTATGATAGTTTCATATTCAATCTTTTTTCTTGTATTCTTTCTTTCTTGTAGAAGCATACATAAGATGTCAGGAATGACTCCTTTTCTACCATCTTTATATTGTGCGAACGTGCATTTTTTCACACCGGTTTTCTCTTTCTTATCACCAACACCCTTATATTCATCATAAGATACTGTGATATAATGAATATTAGGATCTTCTACTTGATATTTTTCATCCATAACATAACAATCATGGGAAAGATTACGGGCTATCATAGAAGAAGGATACAAAGAACCATAATCAAATACTACAATTGGTTCATTTAAATAAATACCTTCTTTTGGTTCTAATACTACGGCACCTTCATAACCATCCATATCCATTTCTTTGCCATATCCATATTTATTTACTGGAATTAAGTAACCCTTGTCCATACATTGTTTTGCAACCAATGAGAATATCTTAATACCCTGGCCTCTTTTGAACAAATAATTAAGAGGCACGAGACATACATTTGCCATACCAATATTATTTTCAAGAATCTTCAATTTATGAATCAAACGATTCACAAGAGCACAATCTTGAATACAATATTTAGCAATAACACATCTGTCTTCTGCACAACCTTTGAATTTTTCAAAAATCTCACAAGGTTTCAAATCATCCTTTTTATCACCAATAAATACAGAAGCAACATTATCCAATTTGTAACTATCCAATTTATGGTCTCTTTGCATTACTTTAAGCAAATCTATTACAACTGTTCCATCCATATCAAAATATCTTAGAATATTTTCACCAAGAGCTGATGATGATAGCTCTTGTTTCACGAGAGTACATTCTCTTGAAATATTTCTTCCCAATCCTTTTGATAATTCATTTTTCATATTATTTTCATTTGCACGTTCCCAAATGTATTCCATATCAAAACCAAATATATTATATCCAGTTATGATATCAGGGTTAAGACGTACAATTAATTCCTTCCATTCTCTGATAACTTGTTTTTCATTATCACATTGTATAACATCAACATTTTCAATAGCGTTGCAACTATTGAGTGAAATAATGTTCTTATAAATAATGTTATCAGAACCATATTTATGAACAGTGGTTCCAATTTGAATAATCTTATCTCCTTCGAGTTCAGGTAAATTTTTGGTGAATATTTCATTCAACTGAGCTTCGAGATTATTTTGTTGTTTTACTGTAATTGGTTTTACTTTTTCTTCATCTCCTTCTTCTTCGTCGTCGTCATTTATGTTAGATATTTCATCCAATAATTTAATGATATTTTTAGAATTTTCTTTAATAACTTTTTCGTAATCTGAAAACTTATACTTACCAGGTTCTTTAAGATATACGCGATTAATCATAATGTCATCGTCTATTAGTGCATCTTTTCCATTCAAAATTTCTTTTAACCAGTATAATACAAATTCTTCAGTGATTGCATATCCTGCTTTCGCGACAATAGCAAAGTCTTGTGCTACTTTTCTATAATCCTTCTTAGCAACAGGGAAATCACCGTGACTACTGGTACATTCAATATCAAAGGATGCTATCAATAATGGAGCAAACCCGTTGATATCAAGTGCTTGAATATTCTGATTTTCTACAACAATATTATAATCACATCTGGTAATATATTTATCTTCATCCTCCTCTAAGTAATCAGAAATACCAATCCATCCACTCGGTTTGATGTTTTTCTCGTGAATATATCTGAGAAACGGATCAATATTACTTTCATACATTTTGAAACCATCCTTCTTCAAAGAATCAAAGTAGTACTTATAGTTATTATACATCATAAGTGATTTTACCTTGACCTTGATAAATTTAAACTCCTTATTATTTGTAAATCCCCAAAAGTCTTTCTTTTTAATCATTTTAATACTTGAAAGATGTTTTTCATAACCTGTTGGTGTAATTTTTCTATTATATTTGTTTCCATTATATACACATGGATATTTATCTTCGAGTAATTTTGATTTCATAATGGCAACTTCGTTTTTGAACTTATTATCATCATAATTCTCCCATTCTTCCGGAGGCTTAATATAGAAATAAGGTTCGTAACCTGTTACTCTCGCACTAACAGTAACCCCTTTTTTTGTTGTACCATATATGATGATATTATATAATTCAGCATCTTCAGGATTTTCTGGTTTAGAGCGATTTTTATCACTTTCTGGAATATACCAATCTGTTATTTGAATTTGAAGTTCTTTATTTGTATTTAAAGGAGGAGGTTCATTTCTGGGAAATTCCATTATGTAATAATAATTTATCTATATCTTTAATATCATTTTTTTTATTTTTCATTTATGTAGATGGAAATACAAACAGAAGGTATTCTTATAATATCTGTGATTTTAATTGTTGGATTCTTGGCATATACCACTTTTTATGATGATAATTTACAAAAAGTTAAAAGTAAAATTGATAACAATGAATATTATGTTCAAGACAAAAAAGATGCTCAAGCAGCTGCTGATTTAATAGCATCAATAAGACAAAAGCTTATTTTGTTGGTTGATAATTTGATTAAAACACACCCATCTGAAGATAAAAGAATTATAATGTTAAAATCAAACTTTAATCCAAATAAAATAAAAGAAGGAGAAGAAGGTAATGGGAGTACAAGTTATTCTATTAATAAAGGAGAGCAAATTGTTCTATGTCTAAGAAACAAAGATAAATTAATGGATACAAATACAATGATGTTTGTAGTATTGCACGAATTAGCACATATAGCAACAGAAAGTATAGGCCATACTTCAGAATTTTGGGATAATTTCAAATGGATTCTCGAAGAATCTATAAATATTGGAATATATCAAAAAAAAGATTATAGTAAAGAATCTGTAGAATATTGTGGAATGACTATTAGTACAACACCATTAGACTGAACTAAACGATGAAGAAAATATATCAACTATCTTATTTTTTTGTTCATTTAAAAAAAGAGTATTATCTATTCTATCAAAATTCACTTTATCTTGTATATTGAGTTTATTACTATCGTCTAAAATCTTATCATACATTTTTGAAAAATTATTATCTATATTATTATAATCTGCAAAGTTACCACCTACATTATCTTCCATTTTTCCTTTATTTCTTCTATTAATAATATCATCTCTTTTGATATCATTTGCTTTTAATCTTAGATTTTGTAATGTATAATATTTATCAATAAGCGATGATAATCCTGCTTTTGTAAGAAGTTTTAAGTCTAATACATCTCTTTCAAATAATAGATATTTCTCATCTATTAAAAATGCTCTAAATAAATATTCATTCCCTTGGAAATAATTCCATATATCTTTTAAAGGCAACAACATTCCTCTGGGAATTTCTTTTTCAACTTCATTGTAGTAATGTCTTGAGATATGTTGTAATAAATCTTCTTTCGCATAGCTATATTCCATATCTGCCATTACTTCATTAGATTGTAATTTTACATTTCTCACATATTCAACTGAATTTAATAAATTTATTCTTAACATCTCTAAATCTATTTCATCATTTTGCATTTGGTTCACATTTTTCAAAATTTCGCTTGATGTTGGATTACGGTTTAAAACCTCTTTATATAAAGATATTATACTATACTCTAAATTATTTTGTTCTACAGATTTTACAGTGTATTTTTTATTATTTTCCGAATAAGGTAAATATGCATCACTTATAGGGTCTTCAATATCTATAATATTATTATATTTATATCCAATTTGTGCCATATTAAGTGATCTTTCTTGCATTGGTATTTCAATATAATTAGAATTATATAAACTTTTAAAATCTATATCTGGCTTTGGTTTAGGTAATAACTCCCTTTCATTATTTTCAAATTGAATAGATCTAAATATATTACCATCCTCTTTTACTATTTTATCTAATAATTCAAACGTTGGTGTCTTAGATGGTTCTCCAATAACTATATCATCTGCTGTAATAATATCTTTATAAGCCTTTTCTGTATCAACTTTAATAAAATTACTTAATTTATTTCCATCAGAATCATATTGTTCTTCAGGAGAACCTATATCTATAGCAGGATCACGAACAATACGATTTAATGTATTCATTACATCTTCTGAATTTTCAAATGTTTCTTTACATGATAATAACTTCCAAGAAACAAGAAATATTATATAAGAAGTAATTATAATTATAATTAATAAAAATACATTAGTATTCATATCTTATTATATATAAATAAATAATATTTTATGAATAGAAATGTAATAATAATAGGTGGGGGGATTTGTTCTTTATATATGGGTATTAAATTTTTAGATTTGGGATATGATGTATGTATTATGGAAAAAAATAGTAATATTAATTTATGTAATCATGATGGCGAATATTATAACTATCAAATATATAATAACAATCATTTGCTTTATATTTCATTGTTAAAATATTATGGAATCTATGGAAAGAGTATTAATAACATTATATATAATTCAAAATTTTATAATATAATTTCTAAAATAAAAACAAAAATTAAGACTATTCCTTCAAGTATTTTGATTTCTCTAAGTGCAATAAAAATACTACAACAAACCTTATGTATTGATGATTTCGTTTACATGTCAGAAATGACAAAACATTCCAATATGAATAATTTATTAAATACTATCAATATATTAGAACTTTTAAATATAGTAAATAATGATTTATCAAAATCATTCTATTATTACATTGATAAACAAACAATAAATAACCTTTTATCAAAAATGATTAAAAATTTTCAAAACAAAGGTGGTATAATTTTGTATAATAATGAAATTAATACAATTAAATATAATAATAAAATTTTTATATTAAATAATAAATTTACTTGCGATTACTTATCAACTTGTATTTCAAAAGAAAAATTGTTAAAATTCAGTTTTTGGAATGAATATCAAAAATATCTTTTAAATTCTGTTGAGAGTATTAATTCTTCTATCGCTGAATATTTATTCGATAAAGTTTTGAACATATCTTTGCCCAATAAAAAAAGTAATATTGATAAGAAGCTACTCGAAGAACAGCATATTGTATATCCTTCTAATATCAAAAACAATAAAATTTATATATGGAAACAAGGAATGTATTCTTTTACAATAAGAGAAAGTATTAAATATATGTATAATTCTCAATTCATAATATGTAGCGAATCTTATACAAAAAATAATTTATTTATCAATTATTCATTAGAATATGTCAATAGTATTTTTCATTAGTTTTTCTTATATAAGAAAAGTACTATAAAATAATACAAGAATGGAAATGGATGGAGTAATTATTAAAGAAATAAATGATAGTGTAATAAGTAATAATTTACAAATACTAAAAGATCATAAAGAAAAATCTCATTTATATTCTATTTTATGCAGCAAAGCTTCTTTATATTATTATTATACAAAACTTGGTTTTGATATACCTCTTATATTATCAAGTTCCGTTCTTACATATATAAATAGTAATAATGATGAAAAATTAATAATTTACATGAAAATTATTAATCCAATTTTTAATATCATAACTGCTATTTTACTTGGAGTTCACAACATATTTCAATTTGAAAGTAAATCAACACAACTTAAATCTAATAGTATCAAATTTCAGAAATTAAATCAATTGATCGAAAATAAAATAGCTAACAACTGCATAACTGAAGACGTTGTTACAAATATTATAGAACAATATGATAATATACAAGAAGACTGTATGAATATACCAAAACATATTTGTAAAAGTGTGAAAAAAAAATATGTTGAAAATAATTGCACAAATAAAAGAAAATTGCCAATTATTTTACAATAATTTATTTTTATCCAGATGAGCCAAAGCCACCTTCTCCTCTCTTACTAATTGTAATATCATCTACTTCTTTCATAATTGGAAAGACTTGTTTTCTTACAATTAGTTGACAACATCTAAATGGAAACTGAATACTTGGTGATTCTTCATCTACCTTTGTCAATGCAACAAGAAGTTCCCCTTTATATGAAACATCAATAATTCCAATCGAATTGGCTAACATGTAACCTGATTTAATAATCGAAGACCTTGGTGCAATTTCTACATAATAAGAATTTGGAATATTCAATTTAATACCAGTATTACATAGAATTGTTTTAGAATTAATTACTTTATGGATTCCGATTACAGTCAAATCATAACCTACATCTGAAAAGTTTGCCTTAGTTGGGATTACAGCATTATTAGTAGATCTTTGAAATTCAATTACAGGAATTTCATCAATTGAAAGACATTTTTGAAATTCTCTTTGCAATTCTTTATTAATAAAATATTTTGCATTGCCATAAATATAACCATAAAGATCAAGAAGATTTGTATTGGAATAAACAATTTGATAAAGATTGAAAAACATTTGTTGTTTAAAAGGGATTTGAAAAGTTTCAGTAAAAGCCTTTGATTTTTCTTCAGTGTCAAAAGTAATTACGCATTCTCCTTTACAAAAAGTTGCATTTTTTTCAAAATAAGCAAGTAAAAAATCACCCACATATCTTTCATTATTTTTTACAAAATAAGAAATATCAATATTGTTCTTAATATCACTAATAATATCAATAGAAGTAACTACAAGATCATTATTAGCATTACTAATATATTTCCCATAAGAAGTAACATTGTCGTATATTTCAAGCTCATTTACATTCTTATAAGAAAATATTTTTTCAACATCTACTACAATTTCATGACTTTTAATAGATTTAATATTATTTACAATATATCCAAAAACATATGCCTTGAGTTCGCTGTCAATAATCATCTTTGAATATATAATGTTTTATTCTTTTAAGTGCTTATTATTCTGGTATAGTTCTTTAAAAAACATGTATACATTCGTATTAATATCTTTATCATAACTATATTTAAAACTTTCAAGTAGTTTAGAAGACTCGAAATTGCTATGAATCCAATAATGTACCATATATGAATCACCGTATCTATTTTCTCTCATCATTTTGACATTTAATTTACAACATTCAAGACTATCCAATTTCAAATCATTAATAGGATAAATTAGTTCTCTGCGAATTACTTTACATAATGATGCAGAATTATCCAAACTCATTATTGCTTTTGATAATATATCCGTACCAAATATATTAAAAGACTTAAATATACCATCACCCTGTTCTTCATATATTTGCAAGATAACATCAATACATTTAGAAATAATTGGATGTTTTGGCGGAGATACGATAAATGCATTGCAAATCATATTTTCTTTTTGAAAAACTGCTTTGGATTGTTCTTTGGGTTCAAGGGCAAAATATAAAAAATCTGAAGTGTTATCAATTATTTCATCTATCTTTTTCAGAAATAAAATATCCATATCTGCATAGACTCCTCCGTAAAAATGAAGAATAGCAATTCTTGCAATATCAGAACGCTGTACACCAACTCTTGCTTTTTTGAAGATTTCATATAATTGTGGATATTCTTTTTCTAAAAATATTGGAATACATAATGGGCCTTCATTGTCATACCAATGTTTAAATTCATAATTTGATAAAACATCCTTGTTTTTCTCCAAAATTTTTTCAAATATAATAGGGATAGTATCAGATTTGGAAGTTTGGTGAATTATTTTTGGTATCATTTATGTATATTATTGAAAATCTCTTTATATAAGCATTCGCTATATTTTTAATATATTATGCGTATATTAAATCTTGTTTTATATTCTGACGACGAGACATATAACAAAATGAAAGAATATTTAAAAGAATATTATGATAAACTTGATTTTGTCAAAACAATATATTATAAATATGATAATGCTATCTGTGATACTTATTTATTGAAAGATGATGTATTGCATATAAAAGGAGAAGAAACATACATACCAGGTATTTTAGATAAAACAATCAAGGCTTTTGAATATATAGTAAATGAAGGGATTATAAAAGATTATGATTACATTTTCAGAACAAACATAAGTACAATTGTAAATTTTAATTTATTAAAGGATCAGATGTTAAATATACAAATGTATGGAGGGGTGAATGTTATGCGTTTAACTTGGCTACATCCTGAAGCGGGTATAACAGACCATCGTTGGAATGGTACATATTTTGTATCAGGAACTTGTATAATTTTTAGAAAGGAAGCTATTAAATATATCATAGATTATCAACACTTATTAGAAAGGAATGTAATAGATGATGTAGCATTTGGAATACTATTTACTAAGTACCTTAGATTGAAACCAGTATCATATCCTGCTGAAAAATGGAGCATCAATAGGATGTTTGTTGAAGATGATAGAAACAAATACTTGTTTTTCCGTAACGCAAGAAATAAAAATAATAGAGATTTTGACATAGAAAATATAAAAAACACAGTAAGCTGTCTTAGTAAATATTGTTAAGTTTTTTAATGGTATTTAATATTGTTAAAAATCCTTTTCCATTTGGAATAAGTTGTTCATCTGTTGTATATATTTCATTTGAAATATCAAAATGGATCCAATTACATTCCTTTGGAACGAACTCGTGTAAAAACATAGCAGCATTATAAGAACTTGAACAAACCTTTGAGCTATTTTTTATATCAGCTACTGAAGATTTTAAATGAGTTGAATTTATATATGTAGGAAGACCTATTATAGGCTCTTTTAACTTTATTGACATTTCTTCTATCATATTTTTAGTTTTTTTATTTTCTGTAAAAAAAACACCATAATCATCACAAGATATATGCGTTGATGTAAACGTTGTTATATCAATAATATTAGTTGGATTATATTTAGAAGAATATGATAATGAATCTGCAACAATTAGTCTTCCCTCTGCATCTGTATTACTTATTTCTACTGTTTTTTTACTATGACTTTTTATGACATCCCCTGGTTTTAATGTTTTCGCGGATAGTATGTTATCTGTTAAAGGAAATATTCCTACTATGGAACAATCTGTATTTTCAATTATGTACTTACACAAATGTATTCCATAACACGCACCTAATTTATCAAGCTTCATGTAATCGAGATGATATGTAATACCAGACTTTATACTAACACCGCCGCTATCAAAAGTTATTCCTTTACCTATAATACAAGTTATTTGTTTGTTTGGAATTAATCTTTCGACTATTACAAAATAAGGTTTATTATAATTACCATCGCCTACTGCATCAAGTAGATTTAAATGTTCTTTTTTAATTCTTTGTAAATCAAAAGTTTTTACCTTTACATCTTTATTGTTCTTAAAAACCTTGTTGATATATTTCGCCATATATTCAGGAGTTGCTGTATTCGGTGGTAAATTAGAAACATAAACAGCGCTAATACATTCATTGATTATCGTTATGTAATCATTAATATTTTTATCAAGAGAATATACATTTAATATGTTTTCTTTATTTTTGTAATTTTTTACTAAGAATTCAAATGTATATTTATACAGAGTTTTTAAAACATCTTTTTCAATATATATATGAGGATTTTCTGTGTGAAGTAAATATGAAAGATTTTCTTCATGATTTTTATTAATTGTAAAGGTATTTCTATTAAATGGTTTAAATACAAGTTTAACCATAAATTGTAAAAAATATTGTCTTTAAATATATATGATAGAATATTTTGCAAAAAGTGATATTCCCAAGAAGATTAACAAGAAAATTACTAGATAACATACAAATACAAATACTAAAAAAAACAAATCAGAAACCAAATGGTTTATCTATATTAATTTTTATCATAATTATTGGAATAATAGCATATAATATCTATAAGATTAGATATTTTAGATAATATAAATAGAAGTATGGGTAGATTTGGAGGTGGTGGAAGAGGTGGCAGAAGTAGTATATTTGGTAAACAAACTACAAATGACAAACCTCCTAAGTTAGAAGACAATATTATATCATTAGTGTTGTTTATTTTATTGATAATTCCATCTATTATTTATTACAAAACATATGAATTTTTTCAAAGTATATATAATAAAAAATGATAATATATAAGTAAAGAATAAGTATTATTGATAAAATATGAATAAGAAGAATACTTTTGAAGACTATAACAAAATTATGGCATCTTTGAATAAGAAAAAAATATCAAAACCGATTATGACAAAATACGAGTTTAATCAAATTATCAGCTTGCGTACAAATCAGCTTGCTCTTGGTGCAGAACCTTATGTAGAAATTGGAAATACTGAAATAAAATCGAATATGGATTTTCGAAAAGTAGCAATTGAAGAATTAAAACAAGGTAAACTACCTTATATTATTAAAAGACCAATGCCTAATGGCAAAAATGAATATTATCGCATATCATCTCTTGATCTTGTATCAGTACAGTATATGATAAACTAAATATTTATATTTATTAAATAGAAGATGAAATATTTTTTTACTATTATATTATTACTATTTGCAATTGTAATAATATACTATTTTACCTATTATAAAAAAGAATCATTTCATTCTCCAAATATTGTCTTTATGACGAAAAGTGAAACGCAAAAATATATATCAGAAGATTCTGACAAATATATTTATGGTTTATCAAATATTGATTTATATGCGAGAAATGTTTCATCTTCTAAAGAATATATATGGAATGTTGCAAAATGTTGTAAAGATTTTACAAACAAAGAAAAAGAAAAACTTATTCGTTGTTGTAAAAAAGCAGATGAGTTTTTAAACAATTATAATTATCATAATTTAAAATGTGCGGATATTGCAATTATAAAATGGAAGTTTGCATTAACAAAAAATACGAACGGATACGAATATGAACAAGGATTTCCTCATACAAGAAGTGACATAATATTTTTATCAAACAAAAATATAAATAATCAAATATCAGGGGATACTGATGATGATGATCTTGTTAGTACTTTGATACATGAAAAGGTTCATATATATCAAAGGCAAAACCCTAAAAAAATGGTAAAATTATTAGAAGATCTCGGATATAAAAAAATAAATATTATTGTTAGCAATAAAAGGTCTAACCCAGACATAGATGATAATATTTATATCAATCCAGAAAATCAAAAACCCATGTATCTTTCCTACAATAACAATTCACCCGAAAATATAAATGATGTATCTGGAACAGACCATACATTAGAACATCCATATGAGAAAATGGCATATGATATTGCAAGAATATATATAATAAATAACTTAAATATATATAAGAACATCTAGAAAAAGGAAAATATAATGAGTTTAGAGTTTATTGAAAAAATATTATCACAGTCGCCTGATAATATTGTGAAAGAAGATGTTGAAAAATTAATAGCAATACATGGAGAAGATACTGTTACAATATTATCTGAATTATGGAATGTAAACGTAGTTAATAATGAAGAGTTTTTGAATGATAAAGAACGCACTGATAAAGATAAATGGGAAAATATTAGAGATATTTGTTCATCTTATGAGAGTGAAATGGAAAACTATATGAATTCTATGAAACATCAAAAATGATTTAAAGAATGATTTTATAGTATAAATTACTAAGGTTTTTAAAAAATGAAAGAAGGTGCAGATGAATATATATTAAATATCAAAACAGTTCAGGCTTCTGTTTTTAAACAAGTAGTTGATGCATTGAAAGATATTTTAACAGATGTAAATTTAGAATTTGACCAAACTGGTCTTAAAATCGTTGCAATGGATAATACTAATATTGTTCTCATTCATCTTAAATTAGAAGCTGATAAATTTGAAGAATATTTTTGTGAAAAGAAAATGTGTATTGGTGTATGCATGTTGAAATTACATATGTTGATTAAAACAATCAGTTCCAATGATATTTTAGCTCTTTGTGTTAAAAAAGATGATATTGGTAGCCTTTGTATAAAAATAATAAACAACGAAAGAAACGTCGAAACAAATTATAAACTTGCAACTCTTGATATTGATTATTTAGATATTGAAATCCCTCCTGTTGATTTTAATACTATTATCACAATGCCTTCTACTTATCTACAGAAAATCATAAGAGATATGCATAATTTAGCAGAATATATTGAAATAAGAAATATAGAGGAACAATTAATTTTAAGTTGCAAAGGAGACTTTTGTACTCAAGAAACAATATTGGGTACTGAAAAATCAAATAATATAACAATATCTAAAACAGATGATAACGAATCAAGAGAAATTATACAAGGTGTTTTTAGCCTCAAATATCTATCCATTTTTACCAAATGTACAAATCTTTGTTCAAATGTTGAAATTTATCTCAAAAACTCTTATCCAATTATATTAAAATATAGCATTGCATCTCTTGGTGAGATTAAACTTTGCTTATCACAACAAGAATTTTAATTTATTTTTTTTTAAAAACTTTTATTCCTTTCTTTGTAAAAAAGTCTACTCCTCCATCAACATAAATATTTTGAATTACATTCAATGCATCGCTAAATAGCTTATTAATATAAGGAATAACACATTCATGTATCATTTCCTTGCCAACTATAGATTCTGACAATTTAATAATACTTTCATTTATAATAAGTTTTTCTTCTTCATAAATATTGTTAATGATATCCATACTACCTTTATTTAAAATAAGTTCATCATTATCTTCTGAATTGACATTTAAAAATCTTTTGTTCCATACAACCTTTATTTTTTCAGAATCATTTTTATTTTTTGAAAATTGAACATATAAAATGAGTTTTGCCTTACCAACTATTGTGTATATCAGTTCAGGGCTTTTTAAAATAGATGTGTATTTCACAATAAATGAATCTTCATCTTTTTTTATAATCTCGTGAGTTGTAGAGAAAATAACATCAATGTGACCAAGATTCTTTTCCAACATTTCTGTAATATCACTTGATATTTGAATATCTTTATAATTTTCAAGTTCATTGATATTATAAACACGATCAAAAACTATTCTTTTACCACCTTCGTATTTTTTAATACCTTCTTTGTCCTTTAGCATAAAAATTTTCTTAACAAAGTTTTTAGAACAAACCAGTTCATATAATGTTTCAATATTCGATTCTAATAATAGAGACATATCTGAATTAAATAATAAAAATAATTACTTCTTATATATATTTCATTCAACATAATGATTTTTATACATTAATGTAGAAAATTTTGGTATTGAAATGTTATAATTATCACATGAAGCATATTTACTATCTCTTAACCATAATCTGATTATATAATAATTTTTTTTAGGACTAATTGATATTCCTGTAATATTTGAAGAATATTTTCCCGATTTTCCAATTGTTTCACCTAATGTTTTACAACTTGTTTCAAAAATTTTATCTTGCATCTCCATTTTTGAAACTTTAAAAGAAAAACAACCACCATTCATATTATTTTCATCTTCCCACCTTGGTGTTACATTTTCCCTCATTATAAAAAACATTCCATTGTAAAATAAATCCTTGTAATTTGTAAATATTTCTACAAAATCTTCAACAGAACTTATATTACATAATAATTTATAACTTGATATATCCCAATTATATTCATGTGGGTCGTGAAAATATAGACTCCACAAATCATTTAAATATATCATGTTATTAATAATTTATAAATCATATTTCTTTATATAATTATTAATTTGAACTGTCAGAATCACCAGAAATATATCCAAAATCAACATAGTTATCATTTTGTGTATATGATGTCGATTCATCAAATGAAACAGGTTGTGTGAAATTATACATATTTGATAAAATATTTGATAGTTTTGTTTCAGATATTAGATTTTGTACTTGGTCGGAATTATATTTATGAACTATATCTACTTTATTTGCTTGATAATCTCTTTTTGAAACCACAACAATATCTCCAACTTCTATAACAATTCTTGTACTGAATTTTTTCAAAGATCCACGGATAATACCAATTGCTTCAATCCCAGAGTTTGTGATAACATTCACATGACAATTTCCCAACAATTTCTTTACATAGGCATATTCTTCACATTCTTGATTAATTTGATAATTATCTGATTTAATTTGATGAAATCTTTGATGTTTCTTTTTTCCTCTGATACTTGACTGGTACATAAAATAAAGTTATTAATTTATATTAAAATATCTTTATATTATTTATATTTGCATACCAGAAAAATCTTCTTCATCCTGTAGTGATAAATTATTTGAAGTTGAATCATTTACATCTATAATTATTATATCATTAGTTTCTGTTTGTTCTAATGAAGGCTCTGATGCAGTTGGAACTGGTTGTACTATTGTCACTGAATCAAATACAGATTGAATAATGGGTTGAACTACATCAGTTTCTATTTGTGGTATTAATTCTTGAAGCACAGGTTGAATTAATTGTTGAACGGGCTGAACTACTGGTTGGACTATGGGTTGGACTATGGGTTGGACTGGCTGAACTACTGGTTGGACTTGTTGGACTATGGGTTGGACTGGCTGAACTACCGGTTGAACTACTGGTTGAACTATAGGTTGAATCGATGATTGTATTGGTTTCACTAATTGTTGGACTGACTCAACGAATTGACTTGGAGGTTGAACTGATTGAATTGTTGCCTGGATTAAAGTTTTATTACCTTCATTGTCTATAATGATGTCATTAGTTGTGTTTTGAGTTGCTTGTTTTTTATCTCCTATCATTTTTTTGAATCTTTTTATTGCAGAAAATTTCTCTACATCTTTTAATTTATTATCTATTACCTTTGGTTTATTTATTTCTCTTATACCACTTGATGCTTCATATTTTTCTTTTGCAACTTGTTTGTCTATATCTATTTTATGTAATTCTAAATCAAAATAAGCTTTATAGCGATTGAATTTAATAATATCTTCATTTCTCAAATACTGTAATACATTAATTGACTTGATTGCATCATCATATTCAATTATCTTCTCGCTGATTGATTGTATATCATCGTGTTCTAATGTATCTAAAGCAAGTAGATTTAATACTTTTTGATATTTTTTATTATATTTATCTCTATAAGAAATTAATAAAGCTTGATTATCTTTTAACTGTTCTAATAATTCTCTATAATTTCTGAACCTTATTATACTACTTGATACTGTTATTATTGTACCTATCAACAATATAATAATATTCATTGTGAATGACACAGCAGCAGTATTTAATTGAGGCTGGTTTTTTTCTATATAATCTTCTATACTAAGTCTTAATGCTTCTAATAAAGTAGCTACTGCTGATAAAACAAGAACAACAAGAGAAATTGAATTATATTTTTTATATATTTGATCGTAAGCAGCTGTAATAATAAAAATTTTGTCACATGTTTTTTCTTTTTCAGCAGAGATATTATTAAGTAAACTTACTACTCTATCTCTATGTTCTGTTTGTTCTAAAGATGATATTATTTTAGATGTTATAAAATCATTATGTAATAATGCATTTATAGTATCTGTGGTAGTTGACATTTTTCTTTTTCTAATTTATAAGAATGATATTTATTCATTAAATGGATTATAAACAGATGGTTGAGTTGTTTTAATTGTATCTATTGGTATTTTATGATGTTCATCATTATTTAAAGAAAAAACATTTAATAATAAATTCAATGCATCATTACCTGCTTTATCTATATCTTTTATAACATTCTTATTAAATTGGTCTATATTTTTACAATGTTGTTCTACATCTTTTGAAATATCTTGAAATAATTTATCCATATTTCTTTCAAATATTTCTATTATACATAAACATTTTTATATAAAGACATAATGCATATAATAATATGAATGATTTATTTATCATAACCATAATGATTATTGATGATTATTTGGAATATTCTAATAAATACAAAAACAAATATGGGGATAAATGTATTGTTTTAATGCAAGTTGGCAGCTTTTATGAGTTATATTCAATCGACGATGATACATCAAGTGATATATATAATATAGCTGATATTTGTAATATTCAAATATCAAGGAAAAATAAATCAATTACAGAGGTTTCAATCTCTAATCCATTGATGGCTGGATTTCCATTATACACTTTGAAAAAATATACAAATATTCTACTTAATAATAATTACACGATTGTTTTGATAGAACAAATAACAGAGCCTCCTAATCCTGAAAGAAAACTTACAGAAATTCTTAGTCCTGGTATGAACATTAATATTGAAAACAAAAAAACAAATTTTATGATGGTTCTTTATTTTGAATATATTGATAATAGACCTGTTGCTGGTATGGCTGGTATAGATTTGTCAACAGGCAAATCATTTGTATATGAAGCTGGATCTACTAAACTTGATCCCGAGTTTACAAATGATGAGATATATCGTATTATGACTACATATAATCCACAGGAAGTCATTGTTTTATCTGATAAAAAATACGAAGATGCTAAAAAAGCTTATCTTATGAAAAATATTAATCGTTCTAACATCCTAATTCATTATTTATGGAACAACTTTGAATATATTACTCATATGAATAAAATTTCTTACCAAAATACTATTCTAACAACAGCTTTTCGGAAAAAAAATATGTTATCTATTATTGAAATGTTGAATCTTGATAAATATCAATTTGCAAGAATTGCATTATGTTGTTTACTTCAATTTGCATATGAACATAATGTTGATATTGTAAAAAATCTTTCTATTCCTGAAATTATCAATGATAATAAGTTTTTAAATATCGAATATAACAGCGCCATACAATTAAATATTCTTAGCAGCAATGCAAATGAAAAACCTCTTATTGATATATTAAATAGGTGTTGTACTCCATTTGGTTCACGTGCTTTTAAAGAAAAATTACTTAATCCTATTATAGACTGCGACAAGCTTAACAAAAGCTACGATGATATTGATTTTGTTCTCCAAAATAATAAATATGTTGATATAATGAAAAACCTTCGTGGTATTCTGGATATTGAAAGAATACAGCGAAAAATGTCTTTAAATAAATTTAATCCTCTCGATTGGGTAGGTTTCAATATTTCTTTAATTAATGCTTTTCATATTATGAAAACCTATTATGATTACAATATTACCAAATATGAAAAAATAATTAACTATTACAATACAGTAATTGATTTAGATGAAGCTTCAAAATATAATTTATGTGATATTAAAGGAAATTTTTTTATCAAAGGAGTTTATAAAGATGTTGATGATCTTGTAGAACAGTTTAATAATGCTTTTAATGAAATTACAAATGTTTGTCAAAAAATTAATAATATAGGCGAAGGAGATACTACGAGTTGTAAAATAGATTATGGTGATAAAGATGGATATTATATTTCTATTACTAAAAAACGTTTTGAAACAGCAAAGGCCAAAGATAGTAAATATATGAAAGATTTTCAAGTAAAATCATTGGCAACATCCAATAATGTGAAAATAGTCAATAAGGAAATTGTAATGGCTTCAAATACGATGGAAAATAAACAAAATGAAATTGTTAAAAAAGTTCTTGTTTATTATCGTGAATTTGTATCAGAGTTTATTGAAAAATTTGAATCAGAACTAAGAGAGATAGTAGATATTATTTGTAATATTGATATTTCTTGTTGCAATGCCAGAAATGCAAGAGAATATCGTTATTACCGTCCTATTTTAAAAGACAATGATGCTTCTTACGTAAAAGCAAAATATATGAGACATCCTATTATTGAAAGAATAGATGAAAGCACAGAATATATTGGGAATGATATTGAAATAAATAAAACAGGGATGTTATTATATGGGATTAATGCAGCTGGAAAAAGTAGTCTTATGAAATCTGTTGGAATTAATATTGTTATGGCACAAGCAGGTATGTTTGTAGCCTGTGAAGAAATGGAATATCACCCTTATAAGCATATTTTTACCCGCATCTCTGGTATGGACAACATTTATAAGGGTATGAGTAGTTTTACTGTAGAAATGACCGAATTAAGAAATATCTTACAAAGATGTGATAAATATAGTCTCGTATTAGGTGACGAAATATGCAGTGGAACAGAATCTATTTCAGCGCTTGCAATTGTTGCAAGTGGAATTGATATGTTAGTAAAAAATAATGTCGGATTTATATTTGCAACACATTTACATGATTTAACTGAAATCGGTGTTGTGAAAAAACACATTGGTGAATATATTACGGTAAAACATATTCATATTATTATTGAAGACAATAAAATCATATATGAAAGAAAACTAAAAGATGGAAAAGGTCTTAATACATATGGTATTGAAGTTTGTAAATCCTTAGATATGCCAGGTGATTTTATGATGTTAGCTGAAAGTATTAGAAAAGAAGTTTGTGGACTAAGTTTGCTAATGGTTGAACCAGTAAATTCTAAATACAATAATGAAGTTTTTATGACAAAATGCCATGTTTGCGGAGAAAAAGCAGTAGATACTCACCATATTAATTATCAATCACTAAGTGATGAAAATGGAAATTTCAAAAACTTCCATCAAAATATAAAACATAATCTTATGCCTTTATGTAAAGCCTGTCATAAAAAACATCATTCTGGTGAAATAGATATAAAAGGTTATATACAAACTTCTGAAGGAATTGAAGTACAAGTTAATTTGACACCAGAATATAAAAATAATAATATGATAAATGAAGATATTACTGATGATGATTTTGAAAACATAAAACAATATATAAAAAAAGGTAAGCAAAATTGGTATATGAGAAAAAGTAAAACTGGAATTTTTAAAGAATGTAGTAATAATAATAAAATTATTGAAAAAATCAAAACAATTACTGGTAAAAATATTATTATTGACGACGAACATATTATGAAATTATATGATCCAAGGTATTAACATAATGCAGATAATCTCGGATATAAAAAATATTTATAATATACATTTTCTAATTTTCCCAGGGTCATAATAAGTATATGAAATATTTCTTCAAAACATAATATATATGCATCATTATTTGTTAAATATAACCTATCTGATGTTATTATTTTATTTATTTGTTCTTTAATATTAATTATAATATTAAAAATTGCTATTTTCATATATGCGAGTGTCATTAAATATTTTTTATTATTCTACTTTCTTTATATACCTTAAGTAGAATATTTACACATTTTTATGATATTAAAATATTGAGTAGTTTTAAGAAATGGATAAGAAAAACACTTTATATTCCAATATTCGAGAAGAATTAAAAAGAGGATGTTTTTTTAAAGATGGAAATAGTGGTGTGTACAAAGCTCTTTTGTACTCTTTATTTATAATAATTTTCACTATTTTCATGTGGGATATTGTATATTTTATGAATTCAATGTCTCCACAATTTACATTCAAAGAAAAAAGATTTTATAGAGATATTTATTCATTAAGCTTTACACCAGTTCCTTATAATGATATTTATTCTAATAGCTTCGTTGTATTAATAGTCAGTTTGATTTTCATATATATAGTATTTTACTTATTTGTAAATAAAAAAGGATTTAATTCAAATGTTATATACATTAGCCTATTTCTACAATATGTTTTATATACCTATGGTATTATACTCGTAGTTATATTATTCTTTTTTGTTTCAGAAAGCCATCAATATAATATTCACAAACAAAAAAATGATTTAGATATATATATTCAAGAAAATGCTATACACAATGGTGTTAAAAGTAATTTTAATGGTATTAAAAAAGAAGATCTAAAAACAAAATTTATTGAGTTTTTAAATACGAATTTAAAACAATTTACTGAAAACAATGCAAATGATATTAAAAAAGCTGTTTTAACTTATTTAATATATGATACTTTACATAACAATGGTTATGACTCTATAGAAGATAATATGAGTTATGTTGATAGTATAAACATTGACAATAGCACTTTATTTACAACAGACAGCACTTTATTTACAACAGAACTGATTACACTATATGATAGATCATCTGTTAATAGTATAAAACAATATTGTGATGTTGTTAAATTAGATTTAGACACTCGTATAATGAAATTGAAAAATCTTTCGGATAATTCAATACCCAAAGTGTGGTTTTTAATAATATTTATATTGGTAATATATTTTATATTTATATATGTACTGGTAAATAAAAATATTTCAATTAATTAAAAGAGCTTTATATGAGCGATTTCGAATGTGATAAAAAGGTAATATTTAAATATATAAATATTATTATTGAATGGGTTATTGTATCAGCTGGCTTTAAAGTGATACCTTTTATACTTGCAGGTCTTGTAGTATTTGTAAGTATAATCAATTTAATCAAAACATTTTATATTACTACAGATGATTATCTGAAAAATGACGATGATATTATTAAAAAGGACACTATAAAATATAGACTTTTAAAATATGTTAATTATCTCAATTTAAAACTCAATGGTGTCAATGTATCCGAACCAGTGTTTTCCATCTTCACAATTATGGAAGTAGTTAATTATATAATTTATTTATATTTAGTATTATTCATATTATGTCTTATGATAGGTATCATAATACTTTTAATAATGAGTGCTAAATTATTTATGGATTATTTTGTGGTAGATGACGAGAACTTTGATTTAAATAATCTCTCGGGATTAATTACAACTGATATAATTGTTGGATTAATATTTGCATTATTATTATTCATGATATTTAAATTAATATATACGGGTTATATTCATCCCAAATTAGTAATCATAAAAGAAGCATATGACGACCTTGACTACTATATATTATCATTATTGGCAACAAAATGTAGTAATTCTAATTGTGATGAGAAATGGCATTGGTATTCACAAAAAAGTATAGATGATAATGGTAATTATGTATTTAAAGATGAATATCAACTACCTGAAAGTATTACAGATCAAGAATATAATACACCTAATACATGGAATACAGAAAATGCTGGAAATATAAATAATTTACCTAACATTAACATTAATCCATTTAGTTCTGCAAAAAATACAAATGATATACAAGTATTAAAAACTAACAAAGAACGTAAAAAACAAGATGCAGTATATACTGTTTGTATTAATAATAAATGTGAAATGAGACACGGAAATAAAACTTCTTTCAAAGACCTGAAAAGTGTATTAGATAAGAGTTTTTTCGAAATTTTGAAAAAAAGAACAAAAGACAGTAAGTTAATAGAAGAAGAATTAATCAAAGATATTAATGGTTCTTCTGATAATGAAACAAAAGTTAAAAAACTAATTGTATACATATTATATTCTCATTTATATGATAATATTCCTGATACAAATGTGAACGCTTTAAAAACAATAATTTATTATTTCTTTAATCCAGACAATGAAGATGAAAAAGATAATCCACTATTAAATGATGAGAACAATCTAAAATTATCATATGTATCTTTCTTCCTTGAAAATAAAGGGATACAATTAATCAATAAAGAGTTATATCAGCATTTAACGGAAGATGCTTCTATATTACAGGAGGTAAATATGAAGATTGATAATATAAATGCTAAATTAAGAGATATGCCAACAACTGATGGTATAGTTATGGATTTCGTCACATACTCAATAATAATATGTGTAGTATCTGTAATATTATTTATTGCATATGTATTACAAATTCAATCTTCTGAACATTCATTACAAATATTGAAAGATTTGACTTATATATTTACAGCATTGAAGGATTTTTTAACAAAAAAAAATCAACAACGTGAAACAAATCAATAAAAAAAGAGTACATAACCTACACTTTTCATGATTTTATAAAAATATTTTTCAAAATTCAAAAATAAAAAAGTTATGTACTCTTTTTTTATACCACTTATAAAGATTTAGCAATCCATAGAATAAGGAATATGACAACTGGATAAGATAATCGTATCATAAACTCTTGTGTATCTGTTAACACATTTTCTGAAATGTATTTGGATAGATAGTGATTGCTTATTTTATCTAATGCAATTGCAAGAAGAATAACGAGGGAAAATAATGAAAGTTTAATGACTTCTGTACGTTTTAGAGTCATTCTATCCCAGAAAGAATAAGATGGTGCATATTGTCTTTTTTGTGGTTGTTGCATTTGTTCTTGATAAACTTGTTGAGAGGGAGCCTGTATAGATGAAGCATATTCTGGTTGCTGATGTGAACGTGATTGTTGTTCTTTGTAAACATCTTTTTCGTACTGTTGCTCATCCATTCCATTTTGCATATTCATATTGTCATCGGGAATACTCCCGTAAACTTGATCTAATTCTGCCATTAATCTATAAATAGTAGATTTTTTTATTTTGATAATATAAGAAGATATGAAAATAAATTCAAGAACTAATATTTTACTTTTATTACTTATTGTAATATGTATTGTAATTGGTTCATTAAAATCCAAAAAAGAAAACTTTGAAAATGAAGAATCAAAACTTACAGAAGATCAAAAACAATTATTAGAACACGTTCAGGCCAACCATCAATCAGAAATCTTACAAATGATAAGTGATAAAAAAATTAAAAAAGAAGATGTTGACACTGTCATAAAATACTACAATGAAAAGCAAAAAGAATTAGATGGTGATAAACCAAAAGCTGATGATAAACCAAAAGCTGATGATAAACCAAAAGCTGATGATAAACCAAAAGCTGGTGATAAACCAAAAGCTAAAGAATAAGTGTTACTTTATTATTTTTATAATTTAGATTTTATTTTTCATCTTCACTATAATTATCATCACTTGTGTTACTTTCATAACTTACCTTAGTCGAATATTTCATAGTAGTTTTGTTAATATCCTTACTTTCCTTATCATCGCTTTCATAATCATCTATATCATCGCTTTCATCATTATCATAGCTTCTATAGCTACCATAACTTCTATAACTTTCACCTAACCTATCATTTACTTGTTTCTGTAAATATTGCTTTTGTTTTTCAACATCATAATGATGTCTTCCGGTATTATATACGATTTCTTTATTATTATTTTCAATACCTTTTTCACTGAATTGTAATTCTCTTTTCTTAAATATATCTAAATTATCCCTTGATAAATCTTCTTCGTCCTCATCAGATTCTCCTTCTTGTTCTTCTTGTTTATATAAATAGTCTACAAAATTAGGATCATATTCTGGGTTAAGTATAGATTTAGAGACAACGTTATCATGTTTTGGTTCGTAATAATATATTATAAATGTCATATTATGATTTACTCCTTTAAAATCATACAAAGTACCTTTATTAGTTTCAAAACGAAATGTTAATCTACTTAATTTACCTATTGGATGAAATTCTCTTACAGGAACCTTCATAAAAGAAGTTCTTTCTTCATCATTAAAACCATAACTGTTGATTTTAATTTTTGCCAATCCTAAACTAAACTTAGAATAAGATAAAGATCTATATAAATGTTGTTCTATTTCTGGGCATTTTAATAATAAGTATTTATAACCGAGTAAATACATCATACCTGGTGCATAAATTACATAATTTTCTTCATCTAATTTCAAACTATTATAAAGTTTTTCACATCCATCTATTTCATTATAAAGCGGATTAAATGTATATAATTTTTGATGTTCTATACTTTTGTTTGTATGTAAATCAAAACCAAGAATTTCTACCATCGTAGATCTATGCATATCTAATATAAAAGGTTTAGATGATTGGAAGTATATTTTATTAGTTAATTCTGGTGGATTATCTGTAGCAAATATATTAATATTGTATCCAGCTTCAAAAAAAACCTCAGTCATTTTCTGAATAAACTTTTTTGTGGTATAATCTCCAGGTGGTATATCAATATAAGAAAAAATACTATTATCATAATATTTATTTTTATCCTTATCTTCTAATATTGAAACATTTTCATATCCAATATAAAAGTACAATCTATTATTGTTTGTATCTATATTATACATAGTTTTAGGTATACTTGCATCTAATAATTCAAGTCCAATTACATTTTTAAAAGGAGTCTGAAACTCTATGGAATATTCCGATGGGTTTGGATATTTTTTACGATTTCTATCGCTACTATCTACTAAAAATGTGTAAGATTGTTTTATACTTCTCTTCTTCAAATAATTTATATCTTCTATTGACATTAGAGGTAAGTATATAAATATTTATTATTCGTTCTTAAGTGATGAATAGAGAAATATTTTTACATATTATCATAGTTATACTTATTTGTATAATTATCTTATGTAGTCTAAAGACTAAAAACATTGTGGAAAAATTTGAATCAGAATCGATTCCATATCTTAGTGTTCAACGTCCTATTATTGTTGCAACATCGCGTCCATGTGAATTGTATTTAACAAATGTTCCAAGTAAATGTAATGAAATGAAAAATATGTACAAATTGGGAAAAGTACAACTGCAAGTGATGATAAATTCTATGAAAAACAAAAAAAGTCTAGAAGGTACAGTAAAAGTATTGGAAGAAATCTATAATCAAAAACAAACTATTCCTGTAACGTCTTGTAAAATGGACTTTAATGGACTGATTGAAATAGATTCTTCTGATAAACATGATAATTACAAACGCAAAACTGTTACATCTGAATCCGAATATGATTTAGATAAAATGACTGGATATTGTTTAATGGAAGTAAAAACTCCTAATAATGAAGATCCTTTAAACAAAGCAAAAACAGAGCTATCAAAATTTAAAGGAATGGTCGATATAAATAGTGTGGAAATTGTAAATCATGTGAATATTAATAATAATAGTGATAAAAAATATGCTGCTGTAAAAATTAATAACGCTGCATATGTTTCAAGTATTACAGGATCCAAAAATACATGCACTGTTCCGTCTACAGATTTGGAAGATGGAATGAGATTTATAAAACTATATTGTGATATAAATGAAAAAAAACTTTTAACAAGAGCAATAGATATAGTGAAATTTAATAAATCCAAAAATATTTTTGAAGTAGTTGATTTTTCAAAAGACATTCCTAAATCAAAAGATTCTGGTGACAAAGAATCTGAATCAAAAGAACCTACGGAAACCGAAATTATAATGGATGATTTTAATAAAGCATTCTATAGCATTCTTTACGTAGAAAATGGTGCAATTGGTCTACAACCAATAGATTTTGAAACATCTGTTTATGTTTTTACATTTAATTTATGTGATAATGTAGAAACGTATACAATTACAAAGGAAACGTATGACAAAGATCGAGAAGAAAATATCCCTTTTACATTTTCCATGAATGATTTAAAAAACAATGGTGTTTCTTTGAAAAATGAATTGAACTTACCATTTTCAGATGATACAAAAATACTCGGAGAAAATGAAGAAAACAAAGATAGCAATACTCAAAAAATTACAGATGATAAAGATGGTGATATTACAGATCTTTTAGTTAATAAAATAAACAATGCTGATGCTGAAAATGAAGCTTTACAAATAAAAATAAATGAATATGATAGTACTCTTAAACAAATTGCTGATAATTATAAAACTGTAGCTGATTTATGTAAAGGAGATAATTATGAAAAATGTCTTCAAAAATCAAATGAAAATATTAGTAATATGTATAAACTTGTCTCAATACTTAAAGAGGAAACTGTTGCAAAACATCGTAAAAACAAAGATATGAAACGTATATGTACTGAAATTAAAATAAAAATGGCTGAAGCAAAGGTTTCTTTATCTGATGTAAATGAATCTATAACTCAAAATATTCCAAGAAATAAAGAAGGAAAGCAAAAACAAAATGGTATTACCATTCCTTATAATAAATATTCCACATATATTTCAAATGATGATTGTATGTATGTAAAGTTTTAATTTGAAAATATCATCATCCTCAATGAATTATCACTTATTTTATTTCTTTCTATTTTTGGTATTTCTTTATGTTCTATGAGAAATTTTGTAATTGTTTCTGAACTATATGGTATGTTTGTTATTTTCATGAACTTATCATAATTTAATAACAAAATAGCTTTAAACACAATGTAACAATAACAATTAGTTTCTTCATACCATATTCCACCGCTATTTTTTTGTTTTTCCAATATTTTGTTAGCCTGTTTTATAGAATGATTAATTTCTATATCTAAAAGTTTTCTCCATTCTATATTTGTCTCACAAGATAGTATCATAATATATATAATTGTTGTATAGAATTCTATAATAGCTTCATTGCATTTTAAATGCATGTTTTGAGAAATATTAAAAATACTTTTTAGTATATCTGTATCTTGTTGTGAAAAGCTGTTGTCAATAATTGAATGATGTAGCATTTCATGTATTATGGTTTTTGAAAATTCTTCCATTCTTACTATGAATATATCGTTGTCCAGAACATTTGTAAAACCACCATTAATATTCTTAGATGTTATAATATCTCGAGAATTTAATGAAATCTCCCTTTTATCTTCATTTAAAAAAATATGGAACTGTAATGGTTTATTTATATTAAATATTTTTTGAACTAATAATACATTTTTTATTGTTGCATATATTCTATACATAGGAATATATAGATTGTTTTGATAATAAAACTTGAATTTATATTGTGATATTTCTATTGTTATAATCTTATTACATTTTTTTACAAATTCTCGGGAAGAATTCCAGCAAAATACACATTTTTCAATTATGTCTATAACATCTAACGGAGGTGTAGTATCAAATGTAGATACTTTACAATCATTATATATATCATATATATCAATTGATTTATATATCCGTTTAATTTTTTTGAAATCAATCATCATTATTATGAATATCAAATAATGAGCCTGCTTCTCTAATTAAAATCAATATAAATTTTGTATTTTTTAATTTGACACTTGCATTGATTAGTTTTTCGTATAAAAAATCAGCATACATCGCCTTATCAGTATCTGATTTTGATTTTAAAGATTCCTTGTGCCAATATAAAGCTCGAGAAGTAAATAAATCTGATATTACTGTTTTAATATCTAATGTCATTTTTTCCGAACGAAAATCTGGTTTCCATTCTTGTAATATAAAATCATAATATTCCCATTTATGATTTCCTAAATATCTATATTTATCTTTGAAAACCTTGTGTAATATAGATGCCATATCGTAATGTGATATAGAAGAATTGCATTTATCTATTTGGTTAAAAATCTGTTCAGACATAATACAATTATCTTTAATTTATTAATATATTAATTTTTTATATATCATAATGAAGATATATAAAGAATATAAAATAATTATATGTTTTTTATATGACTATAAATCAATTAAAAATATATAAAATAAATGTAGAGTATTATATTATCATAAATGTATACATGGGATTTGCTTGATTTATATTTTAAAAATCATAAATATCCTTTTACAAGCCATCATTTAGATAGCTTTAGAGAATTTGTGAAAACTTACATACCAGATATCATTAAATCATATAATCCAATTACTATGATTAAATATGATGATTATGGAGAAACTACTATGAAAGTAGATGTATATATTGGAGGTAAAAACGGTACTGAAATATTTGTTGATCGCCCTATTACATTTGAAGGAGGGTCGGCTAAATTAATAACACCAAATGATGCAAGATTAAAAAATCTTACTTACGAAAGCCATATTTACACAACTGTTCTTATTGAAATTACAGATATAAATAATAATATTATTCAAAAAGAATTCAAGAGAGTTGCTATTGGAAGCATCCCAATCATGTTACATAGTGATATATGCATTTTAAATAATCAAGGTTCTGAAGTTTTAAGAAAATTAGGAGAATGCGTTTATGATTCTGGTGGATATTTTATAATAGATGGGAAGGAAAAAGTAATTATAGCCCAAGAAAGAATTACAACCAATCGTTTATTTATTTCAGAACTTAAAAATGATAATAATTATAGTCATAAAGCTGTTATAAGATGTACTGGTGAATCTGGTGAAAATATGTTACAAGCAAAGACCTTACAATTTTTTGTAGTTAAACAACATATTGAAAAAAATACAAATGATGAAAGTAGTGATGAAGATGAAAATGAACAACAAATAGACTCTGTTGATACAAGAATACCATCTACTATTTTGGTAAGCATCCCTTCTATACAAGGAAAAATCCCTTTAAGTATATTATTTAGAGCTCTTGGTATTGAAAGTGATAAGGATATTTTTGAAAGTATTTTTGGCACACAGTTTACTGATGTCGAAAGACTATATTTTGAGAATTTTATAAGACCTATATTAGCTAACACTTATGATATTTATACTCAAGAAAAAGCAATAATGTATATTAGATCATTAGTAAAATACAAAACTATTGAACAGGTAAAATATATTTTAACAACTGATGTGATGCCAAACGTTCCTATTTTTAAAAACAAAAGCAAGTTTTTAGGATATTTGGTAAAACAAATATTTGATTGTGTTAAAGAAATAGCACCTCCCACTGATAGAGACAGTTATGTATATAAAAGAGTTGATATAAGTGGTTATTTACTTGCAGAACTATTTCACGAATCTTATTCTAAATTAACCAAATTTATAAGAGATAAAATGGATTCAATGTATCATTATGGTGCTTGGAATCAAAAAAGAGATTATGAAAACTTTATCAATAGTAACAATATCTACAAATTAATTTCTAATTTATTAATCGCACAGACATTTGCCAAATCATTGAAAGGTACGTGGGGAATTGTTAATGATGAAGATCCTGAACTTGGTAAAGTACAAGATTTATCAAGAATAAGTTATATAGGATTTTTATCTCATTTAAGACGTGTCAATATGCCTCTTGATAGAAGTATTAAAATCACAAGTCCTCATAAATTACATTGTAATCAATATGGAATAATGTGTCCTTTTGAAACACCAGATGGTGCTTCTGTCGGCTACTTAAAGAATCTTGCTTTTTTAACAAAAATAGCAGCTGGTACAAGTACTGAAAATATCAAAAAATGCTTGTTAGATATTGGTATCATACCTATTGAAGATTTCGATAGTCCATTTGAAAAAGATATTTGTAAAGTGTTTTTAAATGGTACCCTTTATGGTATTACGTTTGATCCATATAAAATAACAAGAACTCTTAAAGCATATAGAAGAAATAGTTTAATAAATATTCTAATATCTATATCTTGGCATATTAAATCAAATGAAATAAGAGTTTTAACAGAGGCAGGTCGTCCAAGTAGACCTTTAATAATAGCAAATAGACACTTGAAGAAAACCAATAACTGGTTTGATTTAATCAGCGGAACAACCCTTTCTTTAAGTGATGAAGAGAAATCTGACGAGTTTTATTACAGAAATGTTTACATAAATCCTAAAACAATATTGAAAGGTCTTGATGATGAAGAAATTTTAGAAACATTAGAAAAAAATGCAGCCGTCATTGAATATTTAGATGTAGAAGAAGCTGATACTTGTTATATTGCAATGAACGAAGCCGATGTTAATAAATTTCACACACACCTTGAAATACACCCCTCTACTATGTTAAGTGTTGTGAGCGCAAATATACCTATGTCAAATCATAATCAATCCGCGAGAAATGTTTTCCATGCTGCACAAAGTAAACAAGCTATTGGTATGTATGCTACCAATTTTAATGACAGATTTGATACTATGTCTTATGTTCATCATTATCCACAAAAACCTATTATTAGCACACAATTATCACAATATACCTGTAGTGATTATATGCCAAATGGTTTCAATGTAATTGTTGCAATTATGACTTATACTGGATTTAATCAAGAAGATAGTATAATGATCAACAAAAATAGCGTAGAAAGAGGATTATTCAATTTATCTTATTATAAATCTATTACAGCGACTGCAAAAGAAGTGTCTCCAAATGAAAAAATAATATTTGGAAATCCTATTGAATATAAAAACAAAGGTTACGATGTAAAAGGAATAAAATATGCAAATTATGGTCTTCTTGATGAAATGGGATTCATAAAAGAACAAACTTTTGTTCCTAAAGGACAAAAAGTAGTTATTGTAGGTATGTTAAATGTAAAAGAAGTTTTAAAAGAAGTAAAAAGAGGAGTTTTTACAGAATATGAGAAAGTATTTATTTATACCGACGTATCTATTGTAACAGATAATTCTATATATGGAATTGTTAACAAAGTTTATTACAGTAACAAATCTGTTGGTAATAATTCTTCTATTTGTAAAGTGAGATTTTTAAAAATAAGAAAACCTGAATTCGGAGATAAACATGCATCGCGTCACGGTCAAAAAGGTGTAATAGGTATGATAATACCAGAAGAAAGTATGCCTTTCACTAAAAATGGTATACGCCCTGATATCATTATAAACCCCCACGCAATTCCTTCACGTATGACAATTGGTCATCTTGTAGAATGTGTATTTGCTAAATTATGTTGTTTTAATGGTTCTGTAGGGGATGGTTCAGTATTCATTAATTTCAATGAAAATAAGATATATGATGAATTAGAAAAATACGGATTTAATAAATATGGCAATGAATTGCTTTACAATGGTTACACTGGGCAACAAATAAAGACTGATATATTCATTGGCCCCACATTTTATTTTAGATTGAAACATATGGTAGATGATAAATTAAATGTAAGAGGTCACGACAGGGATAAAAATGAATTGCCTAAAGTTATGTTAACAAGACAACCTACATCAGGTAGAAGAAAAGGTGGAGGTCTTCGTATTGGTGAAATGGAAAGAGATAGTATATTAAGTCACGGAACATCATTATTTGTTCAAGAAAGTATGATGGAACGATCGGATAAATATCAATGGGCTATATGTAAGCGATGTGGTGTAGCTTGTATATATAATCCTTCCAAAAAGAGAAGAATCATAAAATGCAATATGTGTAATAAAGATGATATTGTTTTGATAAGAACTCCTTATTCATTTAAATTATTTTCACAAGAATTGGAAAGTATGGGAGTATCTATGAAAATTAATACAGATGATATTAGTTTTGGATATGAACAAGGTATGGATAAATGTATATCAGATCAATTGTTTGATGAATATGGAAATATTATAAAAATAGATGAATTAGATATTAATGAAATAGTCGGAGGAGAATATGATAGTAGAGAAGAATATAATCAAGAAAATATTATAGAAGATTACCAAAATGATGGATACGAACAAGAAGATGACGATGGAGAATATGATGGAGGAGATGGAGAATATGATGGAGGAGATGGAGAATATTATGGAGGCGAAGGAGAATACAGTGGAGGTGAAGGAGGCGATGGAGAATATGATGGAGGCGATGGAGAATATGATGGAGGCGATGGAGAATATGATGGAGGCGATGGAGAATATGATGGAGGAGATGGAGAATATGATGGAGGCGATGGAGAATATGATGGAGGCGATGGAGAATATTGTAGAGGCAATGGAGAATATGATGGAGGTGATGGAGAATATGATGGAGGAGATGGAAGTGACGGAAGTGATGATTATGATGGAAATGATGGAGGCGATGGAGAAGATTATTACAGAGATGAAGGAAGTGTAAATGAGGGAGAAAATTCTTCAGATGTAAAAGTAATTAATATTGTTTAATTTTTTATTGTTTGTTATTTTTTTTTAGTTATTATGATTAGATATAGAATATAAAATGATAGAAAATATTATGTCGGTGATATTCTTTGTAATATTCATTATAACTATTTTAATAATTATGTATTTTATATATGACTATTTACAATACAAAGATAATGTTGACAAATCAATAAGAAATGCATCACAACAAATTAATAAAGAGTTTAATAAAGTTATTGATAATGTTGACACTACTTCAAGCAATATATTACTTGTTGATGAAAAGGTTAATAATTACAATGAATCATTAAAGAAATTCTTTTCTTTTAATGATTCTCAAAATATGATTACTAATGAAAAAATGTTCAATCATTCATTTGAAGGTATTATACCAAACTTGAAATTATTAACACAAACTACCGCTTTAGGTGGATTAAATGTAAATACTTCTTCTGAATTATTAAACTCTGGAAATTTAAGAATTTGCGATGACCGTGATAGTTGTGTTAACATGAATGTTAACCAAACAGGATTTAATATCACACCAAATGCTAAAGTAAATAGTTTAACTATAAACAATAAAAGTGGTGTAGCAATGTCTAAATATGATGTTGTAGATAATGCTATATACTTAGGAGGAAATACTGAATCAGCACCATTTTATATAAAAAATAATAATGTTTATATAAAAAACGCAAAACTTAAGATAGGAGACGCTGATTATGAAGATGTCGGTGGAAAGTTTGCATCATTGAATACTAAAATGAATGATTTTGAAACAAGAATGGGTGCCTTAGGTGATACATCATCCACTACAGCTCTTAGAGATAGAATTATTAGTTTAGAAGGAAGAGGATATTTACAACAATCTGATTTGGATAGAATAAATCAAAATGATAAAAATAGAGGCATCATAGTACAATATTTTATAAAACAAACAAGTTCAACATCAGATGTTAAAACACAACATATTTTGTTACATATACATCAAAAAGTTCCATTAAATAATAGTGAAATGATTCAAATAGAACTGCCGCAACAAATAATAACAGCTTTAAGCACACAAGAAGGTAAACTATCTGGATTAGTATTTAATTCTTCAGAAAGTATTAAACAAACAACTGTATCAAAATCGCCTTCTAATTCTATGGTTTTCAATATTCAATTAAACCAGGGAATTACACTTCCATATGTACATCGTGTTTATACTAATGGTGAAAATCTATTTACATTTGTACAAGAAAATGGTAGAAATACACTGGATTATACTGGAGTCACATATGGTGTTATTACAAATAGTAATGCAAATACTGCAGCTGGTTCTTCATCTGGACCTTCGGGTCCCACTGAAGTATCAAGTTAAATTATTTGAAGTATAATTTTATTTTTATTTATTAAAAGAGAAATATGGATAAAAAAGCTATATTTATATCTGTATTATTTCTATTAATATTTATATTTATAATTATGTATAATACATATTATTATAAATTACAAGTTCAAGAATATTTTAAAGAAAATTTTGATAATTATCAAGATATTGTTAATGACTATAAATACACATCTTTATCAAATTTTAAAAAAGGTCAAGACTTTCATTTAGAAAATAGAAGCTATTATAATTATTATAATTTATCAGATGTTAAAAATGAACTACCTTTTTTTACATTTGGATGTATCAAACATAATGCAGGTGATAAAAGTATAATAGAAACTTTAAGAAATAAGTTTTTTGTATCTGAATTAAATTTTTATACAATAAACATTAATGATATATATAACCAAATCTCAGAAGATCTTTTGATAAATAAACAATTACTTCAAAATGGAGGATATATTCATTCCCCAATATATGTTATACTTTATCAATCTCCTTATCTACAAGTTGATGGAAATAATTATCATGTTAAGAAAGATATTATGGATAACATGGAACCTTCGATAGAAGTAAATAGTAACACGAATATTGGAAATAAAGAATTATTTACTAAAATGTATATAGTATATTCTAAATATAAAAGAAATCAAGATAATGTTATTCAAAACGTTGATGAAAATGAATTTATAGAACTGTTTAAAAACGGGGCTTTTAAAAATATTATTACCAGAGACAAATTATGTTTTATGCAATGTAATAAAACATCAGAATATACTTGTGGATGCTTGAATAAAAAAGATATGGATGAAAACAATGAAGAAGATTATACAAGTTCATGTCTTAATATGAATAACCAAAGCATAGATTATGGAATGATTTATGTATTAAACAAATACAATAAAATGTTTCAAGATGATATCAATTGATAACCAATAGCATTTTATGATAACAAGCCACTATCCCACCCCCTTTCTCCAGGGATTTTCAGAAATCTTAGTCTAACATATTTTCATTCAATTCATCCTTTGCATTTTTTATAAGGTCTTTAATAGAATTCAAAACATAATTATACTTTTTGTTATCTGTCTTGTTATAAATTAAAACAAGTTTTGTTTTTATGTTCTTATACAAATCTTCATCTTTGATATCTTCTGATAGTTTTATTTCATTATTATCACAATAAAGTAACAATACATTAGCATTTTCTTTGACAAGTTTTGAGGATAAAGTACTTATGTCTTTTTCTTTCCAATTGTCTTCTTCCATTACCATGCATTTATTTTCTTTTGTATAAATTATATTATTGTTTTCTGGAAAATCTTTATCAAAATGTTTCTTTTCAATGTATTTAGGAATAGTATGGATACCAGCTCTTAACATTTTCAAAATATCTTCATGAGAAATATGATCCAATCTTTCACTTCCAAAGTTATTTATAATAATGTTATTTTGATTATTAATATTGTTTTG